ATGGGTGCGGTAAGCACTTCTTCACTAGCGTCTTTGCTACTGCTCAGTATGCTAAGCGTCGTTATTATTTCACTGCAACCCCTAAAACTGGTCGTGGTGTGAGTGTTGCTCGCGGCATGAATAACACTGATGTTTGGGGTGGTGTGCTCTGCAATGTTCCTGCCAAGGAACTCATCGAAGCAGGTGCAATCGTTCCCCCTCGTGTTGTTCCTTTCGAGACAAATCGCACTCGTAACAAAGTCAACGCACATGAGGTTGATGCTGAAAACTTGAAGGATATGTTTGAGCAACTCGATGTATTCCAGAAACCTAAAGTTCTGGTTGCTGCTCCATCTTCTAAGGTTCTTGGCAATATGCTCGGACACACTGACATTCTTGAGTATTTCTACAAGAAAGGTTATGAAGTGATGCACATCACCTCTAAGTTCGGTGCTATCATCAACGACAAGAAAGTTGGTCGTGAAGAGTTCTTCACCACTCTGCAATCTTGGGGTGCTGATGACACTAAAAAGTTTGTGATCTTCCATTATTCTATTCTCAGTGAGGGCATCAATGTGCCTGGGTTGACACATACTATTCTGCTCAGAAATCTGCCTATTGTTGAGATGGCACAGACAATCGGTCGTGTTATCCGTGTGCATAAAGATGACCGCGCTGCTGTTGCTGAAGGTCGCATCCCTGCTGGTGCATTTCACCTCTATAAAAAGCAGGAAGGTGTTGTTACTATGCCAACAGGTTACAAGATGGGTAATGCTATCGCAGCAAGATTGCAGAACGTTGTTAATCAAATCTTTCTAGAGGGCATCCCCCCTCTTGCCTACTGCTGATGTGCCAGTTTGTCAAAGTGTCCACTGATCGCCCCATTGGGTCCGATCCTGTGTCATACTATGTTTATAGCAATCAAGGGAAACCACCATGCGTCACTACACCAAAGCACAAGTTGTTGAGCAATTCCGTTACAACTGGAAAGTAGCAACAATGCAGAATCCTGCACTCAAAACTGACAAAGTTGCAAAGCGTATTGCGTTCGGTGACTTCACTGATATGCTTTGCAAGTGTGATGAAATTAGTCTCAAACAATACGAGACATGGAGCAACCCTTTCTAATGGAAAAACTTATGTCATGTGATACAAATACAGAGATCATGGAATCTCTGTTTGAACAAGTTCAGGAAGAATATCCTGACTTAACTATTGAACAGCAAGCGACAATCGCTTCACAACGTTTCTGGAATCTCGCTCAGTAAAATGCTGAAAAAACAAGTGCTCAAAGTTGTTGGTGAAACTGCAATGAGTGTTGATCAAAATCTCACTCGTGAGGAAAAGTTTCAAATTTTCTGTCGTGTTGTTGATGGTCTTGCCGCTGATGGTAGAATCACCCAAGCACAACAACGTTCATGGACTAACATTTTTTGATGGAACTTCCTATAGATTTCATACATGAACCACCCGAAAACTACACTTATGAAGTTGAAACGTTTCGACGCAATGTTCTACGCATTTGGTGTTGCAATCATGCTGAGTTCACTTACAATGGCGGTATTCCTGCAAAGACAATTTGGGGATTCTACAATGTCAAACAGCGTGAATACATTGCCCCCATCAATAGTAAGAAACTAGGTGAACCAGTAAGCATCAACAATACCACACCATATACGGCGATGCAACTCAAATTAAAGGGACTGGAGGGTTTATGGGTGTGACACCCCTCAAAGTGGCACACAGACGCTTGTAGGCGTCTCAGAATGGTGTATTATTAAAGAGTCCAAGGAACAGAGCAAAGCACATGCAACTCACCTCAAAAGATGCCAACATGGTTGTCGATTTCTATCCCGTCAAGTTTGCTGATGGTGATATCAGCACCCGCTACATTCTGAAGATTGTTACATTCATGGGACAATCTCAGTCTAAGCGTTACATCTTGAAGCGTGATTTTGATCGTGAGGTAGATTCTCGCGTTGAGGGTTATGGTTATGAAGTGACAGACATGCACATGGAACCGCAACTCTTTAACTCTGCTATGTGTCTCGCCTGCTGATTATTATGCGCCAATCTTTCACCGACTTCAAACAATCTCAACCTCAAATGCAACAACAACTCACACAAGTTCTCAAGTATTCTGAAATGCTCTGTGAAGCATTGATGCAAGATTTCAAAGGTAGAAATAACGGCAGAGATTCTGGTTACAAATTCTACATCGAAAGTGGTAGGAAATACCATAAAATTGTAATGGAAACTGAAGCAGGTTCGCGTAGCGTTCATGCATTCATTGAGAAAAAGTTTGGCAACGTATATAAAGCAGCATCATGGAAAGCACCTGCAAAGCATATCCGATTTAATTTGCTTGATGATAACTCTCGTGAAGAATGTTTCTATCGTGCTGATTGGGCGGGCGGTTATCTTTATATGTGATAGTATACAATTCAACTCACACATTTTTATTTCATCATGAACACTTCTTTCCCTAAATACGGCATCATTCAACTCGAACAACCCAATTTTATTGAGATTGAAACTGATTTGCATGTGTTGCAGGTCGCTAATAGAAAAGAGTACAAAAAATTGATCAAAAAATGTAAGAAACTCGGTGTTAGTTTGGATTACTACATGGAAGAATTTGGCGTCGATGATATAGAGTATGCCGTCGAGGATATTCATGAGGGGTTGGATGTGCCAGAATAGTTAGTGGCACACCATCGGTTGATCGGTCGCCGTTTTCGTGTATTCTATAAGAGTCAAAGGAACACACCTCACACAATGTTCAAGACAATCGCTCTCATTCTCATTGCTGCATTAGTTTGGACTAATGATGATGCCCGCACTTTTATTGCTGATGGTTTTGAAAGTGCGGAAGAATTTGTACGTCCTGAACCCAAATCTTTCAACGATCGCGTTAACAACTTTTTCAACTGATAATCATGTTTCAACACAAACTTCCTAACGGCAACATCATCAGAACTGACAATCTTCCCCGTGAACTTGCTATCAAACGGATGATTGATGAAGAGCGTTGGATGCAAGAACATCGCGAAGAATTAGAGCGAGATTCACAAGAACTTTTTGACCAAATGTTTGGAGGTTGATGACAATGAAAACTACTACACAAACTTATCTCGTGCGACTCTATGATGAGTTCACCATGATGCAAGTTACCCGCACAATGCCTACCAAACCAACATCACATAAGGGCATCAAAGCACAAAACAATCGAGTGCTAAAATGGGCACAAAAAACATACCCCAATCAAATCCGTTACGAGGTTGAAGCATTAAAATGAACAACTTTGAAGCATTACAAATCAGCAACGATATTCAAGAACAAATTGAACTTGTTGGTGAACTTTGGGACATGACTGAATTTGAAGTCACTGCGCTATGTGGTATCGTATCCGATGCATTTGCGGCGCGTGGTATCACAATGCAACAAACACAAGGAGACAACAAATGAACGAAAATATCAAAGATGTAACTGACTCCCCTAAAGATTGGGAGGATTTTTGGAACTCACCTGAAAAGTTTGGCACTTGGGAAGTTATGCCCGAAGAAGAGGAAAGGATTCAAGAATTGATGAAAGAACGTCCCTCCAATTATATTCAAGATGTGCTCGATGGTAATCATTACATACAAAAAAGAGAATCGCCGTTATCAGAGTGACAATTAAATAAGTGGCACAATAGTAATACAATGTGCCACAAATCACACTATAATAAGTGTATACAAACAAATCACATCCATGACCAAAACTCAAACAATCATCAACAGAATCCTCCAAGTTGGTAACTTTCAAAACGTAGCATGTTACTGCTCTGATTGGAAAGATTTCGTGCAAGAATTGGCAGAGTGGGGTGTTGATGGATGTGCAAAAATTGACTTTGATGATCCTGAGTTAAACATTCCTATGCTCGATGCATTTATCAAGTCAGAAAATGGTTATATCAGGGAGGGCGTATAAATGGACAAAATTGATTTTTTAACTGACGTTTATGAAGACTATTGCACAAAACATAGTCTTCCATATGTTTCAGCAGATGAGCAAGATTTAACCGATTTAGATCAGAAACATGTGAACTGGTTACGAAACTTTAATGATATGTGGGAACTTGCCCAGTAAGTCAACCCCCCTTGTGCCACTAATCAAAGTAGCACAAACCCCCTTGATTTTTGCCCAAATCTGTGCCATATTAGGAGCATGAAAGAAACACACATGATTCACACCTCTCCCAAGTTCATCGACGCAATCGCAACGCTTCCCGCGTTCATTGTTGACACAAATGCCGACATCGATATGGCATATGATTATGTTGCTGAACATGCCGAAGTTTCGTCCTTTGTTGATAATAACACTGCATGGGATATGTTCTACGATGCGTGGGAAAAAACTGCCCTCTTTGACTGAATCGCCCTTTTTCTTAACTAACACTAAATTATGACTATTGTGAATCCTTACGTTGAAAACCTTGTTTCGATGGGTTATGATCGAAAAGACTGCGAAACCGCGTCTACAATGTTCCAAAAGAAAACGTTTCCTTATACTATTCACGGTCGCACATATCAGACCGAAGAAGAATATAACGAAGCAATTCATGATTTTATGAATGGTATGTGACACCTAATAAAGTGGCACACAGGGGGTATACAGACCCCCGAAATGCTCTATAATAAAGACATCAGGGGGAGGGAAACCAAACCCACCAAACATTCACTCAATCATCTCAAATGCGTAAAATCGAACAACAAATGAACACTGCTCTCGCTAACAGCAAGAACTGGCAGTCTGGTAACACTTCTGTTCATTTTAACGAAGAAAATAATACTTCTATTGTTCGTCTTCATGGTAACAAAATTGCCGTCCTTGGTGAAGACTTCCTTGAGATCTTTGATGGTGGTTGGCAAACAACTACAACTAAATCACGCCTTAATGCTATCATCGATCGCTTCTGTAATGGCGTGACTGATGGTGTTTTTCAAAAGGACTTTCAGTGGTACGTTCGTGACAACAATGTAACCAAAGATTTTGAGAATGGTTACATTTTCGCCTAATTAATTACACACTTATTTTTTATCATCATGCGTATCGCTCTTGCTGCTATTGTTATCCTGATCGGCGTTAATGTTGGTCTCTCTGCTATCAATAAAATGCAAGAGATTAACGATCAAAAGATGGATAAAATTTGTCAAATTGATCCCTCTTATTGCAAATGAGTTGGATTATCTTCCCATGGTCAGAATCATCCGATTATCGTAAAATGAACATGACTTATCAACAACTACTAGAACAATTACAACAACTGGATGAAAACCAACTCCAGCAAAATGTCTCCATTTATGATGAACACCTAGCAGAGTATTACCCCACACAAGGAACAATTAAATTTGCTACATCATCCGACATTCTTGACAACAATCATCCGTTTTTAACTATATGATAACAACCGATGATTTTCAACTAAATGAATACATCTCTCTAGATGGTGTTGAGGGGTATATTACTTTTATTTCAAACGATTATATAACTTACTGCATTTGTGAGTATGACAAACCCCGAGAATGTGCCGCCTCTGCCAGACAACCAACAACGCAAGTCAATGTTCTTATCTTCCGACAAAGATGGGACGACATTCAGAGAACAACTCGATTACATCAAACTGACAACTAAGGAAATTACTATCATCCTGTGGAAAACTTTCAGAGAGTATATCTCTAAACAACGTAACAACAACCGCCACAACACTAATTAACACTTTTCCACAACATATGCGGAAATTGTGGAAAACTATTAAAAAACCTATTAGTGTGTTCTATTCCTCGATTAATGTCTCCGTTTGTTGTACTCTTAGCACGTTTCCTATCGATTGTCAACCCCTGTGAGAATACGCAGATAAATGTCAGAAACCCCCTTGACTTATTTCTCACTTTCCTTTATAATAACCTTGTAAGGGTTCAGAAACACACCTAGTATCTTTGAGACTTATGCATTATCTTATCTACGACAATCAGCACAACCTGAGAGGTACTTTCAACAGCATCTATGACATGGAAAGGTATATCGATGGCATTCGGAATAGTATGGGAGATGCATTCCCAAATACTCCGAGAATGTCGTGCTTCGATTATATCAAGCATATCAAATGGTCTTGGGAATGTGTTGACAACTATGCACAAAGTAAGGTATAATGAGAGGGTAATCGGAGGCACTATGTAACACTAACTGAGCAGTCATTAAATGTTACTGAGGGCAGTAAATTGGCCCCCGTTAAATATTAAAAACGGCCACTACCCTAACCTACAAAGGTTCCCAGACGCCTTAGATATTATTCGAGTTAATGTCAACGGCGTATATAAAAAAATTTCTGAGGTAAAAAATGGACTCCAAGACCCGAATTGAAAGACAGGATGCGAGGGTATGGGCGTTAGAGCAGTTAATTCGTTTAGAGGGCGGTCTAGACCCTAGGATGTATGAATGTGCAGACTATGCGACCAGTGCAGGGTTAGTTAAAGATCAGAAAGATCTATATACACTATGGGTTGAGTGGAAAGCAAAGAATCCAACAGATAACCCCCAGATAAGTAATCGCATGTAGGTAGAGGTATGTCCCATAGATTCACAACACAACTAGAAGAAGATGATTTCGGAGATCTCATCATGACAATTCCTTATGAAGTGTGTGAAGAACTGGGATGGGACATCAATCAAGATTTGGAATATGAAGTAGATGGTGATAGTTTTATTTTAAGAAGAGCAAAAAATGAATGACGACCAGAATCATGAAGAACATGTACAGATCAATGAAGTCCTTCTAGCACTCATAGAACGGGTTGAGGCGCTTGAAAAGTATGTGTCCGAACTACCAACACCTGATAAGACGTATTACAAACCAAAAGGGCATACAAAGTACATGAATGTGAAAGAGAACTACGATGAATTGTACAATCGTATCAGTACATTGGAGGGTAACTGACAATGCCTTGCCGACATTCAGGTAATAATGATAATAGTAATGCACCATGTGAACAATCTACACCTGGTAACAATGGTGTCAGTATAATTTTCGAGGAGTATCCCGAGGATCCGATTCGATCTGGTGGCAATTATCAGATCAGTTATAGGAATGCTGATAATGTAATGTATCCTAGTACATTCATTCCTGACCCTGCGCGAAGTTCTTTTAGTACACATTCCGATCCACCTGCAATGTGTGGGAAATATTCCGAGGCATCCACAGATGAGTTCTTTCAAACAGGCACTCGGTATTATGATTATGTTCCCAACGAATTGTCGTTCGACCTACAGGACTCTGAGCGATGGTTTGCATACATCTATGACACCAGTGGTGGCAAGGGGGCGGGGCACTCAGGCATTGCAGCATTCTATATTGAAGATGAAGACCGAAATACAACTACAACAACTCCTTCCAGTGGAACAGAGGGTCAACCTGGTTATGATCCTGGTAGTTCATCTGTTGCTGCAGATGCTGGTGCTAGATGTATTCCATGTACCAATTTTAGTTGCACGGCGGCATCCACAGAACTAAAGTATACTGGAACACCTGATTTGACGGGCGACCCCGATTGCCCACATCCTACATTGTTTGGTATTGGGACGAGTTCTGATAAACTTGTATTCCGCTATAACGCTTTATCCACTACAGTACCAGATACAGTACTAGATTTCTCGTTTTCATACGATGGTGTTACCTATACAGATGTATTTGACACTAATGAAGGTAATACTACATTTGAATCACCTCAAAATCCTTGGGTGCAAGGCGATGAAACCTTCTTTGATTTCCAAGTTTTTACAATGGAGAATCAACCAACCGCCACTGGATTTAGAATTAAGGTAGAAATTACACCAAGATATGATGAATCAGGTGCTACACCAGTGTTTCAGGGCACTAATTGGAGAGTAACTGAACTAGTTGCTGGTGGAACAGGGTATAGTGTCAATAATACCTTTGCATTATCGTATCCAGTAACTCATACTGATGGGACAACATCGACTTTAACGATGAATGTGAAGGTTACTAGCGTTGGTCCCTTGACAATTCCTTCAGGATCTACTAGTTTTAACCTATTGAGACCAGGTGATACCATCAATGGTCATACTATTACACGCACTTTCCACACTGATTACTCAAATTTTAGTTATCATATCTTATATTTGGACGGATCTGGTAGTGCATTTACAAAAGACACGCAATATACCTCTAGTAGACAGCATCAAATTACTGCTGTTGCGGGACATGGCATTCCAGACCGCGCATGTTTGATCGGTTTGTATGAATTTTTGGAAAAAAGCGTACAATTTCTCACTGCTGACCTTGATAAAGAAGCAATTGACACACTAACTACCGCAATTCAACCCGTAGCAGAGGGTATTATTACCAATGGACGGGTTACAGGCATCAATATTGTCGATGGTGGTAGTGGTTGGAATCAAACTGGCACGGAACCTGTGTTAAATATTACACAACCTGCGGCAGAAAACGGAATTGCTGCTAAAGTAAAGGGTACTTTTAGTAATGGAGTGCTCACTGCAGTGCAAATTACTGATGCGGGTGCGGGATATGATGGTGGATTTGATGAAGATGCTGGTGTCAACAATCGTCCTAGACTATTTGTAGAGAATATTTACCGAGATATCCCAACAGAAAAGGATCATGAGGGATATTCTACGCAAACTTTACAAGATTTTAAGGATCTTTTAACAACTTTGCCCAATACAGTAGAAAATGGGGTAGAAAAATCGCCAATTGCAAGTGATGCCATTCAAGAAATTGAAGAATTGTACAATGCACGCAAAAAAGTAATCGAAGAAACTGAAAGAATACCTCGTTATGAGGTTAGACCCGATATTAATCGCAAGCGAGAGCAAGAATTTGCACAAGAATTGTATAGGAGAGAGGATATTGAACCTCTGAAACAAGAATATACGTCAAAATACAACGTAGACCACTTAAATCAGACTCCTATCACTGAAGAAATGAAAAATATCTATCGTGCTGAGAAAGCAGCAGACCAACCTAGGCGCGATGCAACGTTTGAAGCACTAATTCAAGACGTAATTCCACGGAAAGAGCAGTATCAAGAAAATTTAGTTGAAACTGTACAAGGAAGTTTGACACAATTGCCATATGCGTCTGAATACACTAAATATCTTATGAAGCAGTATCGCCCAGATACTACCCGTCAAACGTCAATTCAAGTATCTTTAACATGTACTCCTGTTAATATTGGTAAATCGCATTTTACATGCGGTGTACCAGGATTATCTTCTAGAGCAGACGAAACTACTACTGATGATCAAGGAAACACGACTACTATTTCATATGTTTATAGTATGTCTCCGTTATTAGGACCAGGATGTCAGGAATGGACTGCACAAGGTGAAATTACTATTTTCAATAATTTCACTAGGAGTATTGACCGAGTATCGGAAGCTACTAAAGCATACGGAAACCCATACGACCCAGGATTTGCTAATTAATCATGCCATCAGGACTAGGAGCAGCGTTATATATGGGGACCTGTAGTGGTCACGGAAAAGGTTCGGGATCTACTGCACACCCAGGACATGTTGGAGGTATGCTTTCTCCATGTCCACACACCCCAATGAGACCTGATATGGGACAAGTTCCCATAGCAGCTCAAGAACCAGTAACACTTTGGCCACCAGTTGCACAATTGCCTGCTGGTCCAGCAGTGACAAATGTGTTAATCAATAAAAAGGTGCCCATTGTGGACCAAGATGAATTGACCCCACACCCAACCCCCACATTGCATGTAACGACATCTACAGGTTATAAATGCCTAACTACATTGTCTACCCCAGCATGGTGGTTGACAGACCTTGGAGGGGCACGAGAGACTGCTGCAGGACATCCTAGGAAACTAGTTGCTACCACTGCTACAGTCTTTGTAAATAAAAGGAGATTGGGTAGATTCAATGATCCTTTTGGTGTAACACCAGGAACAGGACCATATGGTTGTTTGTCCAAAGTTGCAGGTAGCAGTCCAAACGTATTTGTAGGAGCTTAAAATTATGGCAAAAATGAAAAAGTCGCTCTCTGGCGGCAATATGATCGAGACCACCCCGAAAAAGACTCGTCAAGGTGGAGGTCAGCATACAAAATATGCTGCAACCAGTCGAAATAATGCTAAAAAGCGTTATCGCGGTCAAGGTCGATAAATATTATTGGGATAGAACCCCATAAAAAGTTCTACGAACTTTGTTTGGAGGATTTTATGGGGTTAAATCATGTCCCAGATCATAATGTTGAGATGATGAAGCAAGATCATGGTACTCATGTACTAATTACTGATCCAAAATCCGATTATTATCTCAATTTGCACCAAAAAAATAAAACCAGCAAAAATAAACCACTGAGTAAATGGCGTTAAAACAAGTCACTGGTAGAGAATTTAAGAAATCGAGATCTTTCAAAGATTTATCGATCAATTTGCTCTTGAATCCATTTACTAAAGATGTTTCTGCTGTGCAAAACGACAATGCTATCAAGCAATCGATTAAAAATTTAGTATTAACTGCTCCTGGAGAGAAACCCTTTCAACCTAACATTGGTTCTAGGGTTAGACAATTACTTTTTGAACCCCTAGATGCGTTTACCGCAGATACAGTTAGGGATGAGATCATAAATACCATTAATCAGTATGAACCCAGGGTGCAACTCGTAAATGTTCAGGCAACTCCTGTTTTTGCAGGTAATAAGTTGAATGTCTATGTTGAGTACCGAATTGTTGGGTTACCCATTGTTGAAACAATCGAGTTTGTTTTACAGAGACCTGAATAATGCAACCGAATAACCTAACTGCTTTAGATTTTGAGGATATTAAAGCCTCTATCAAATCCTATCTGAGAACTAGAGAAGAGTTCACGGATTATGATTTTGATGGTTCTTCGTTGTCTTATATTATTGATCTTTTAGCATATAATACTTACTATACCTCGTTCAATGCTAATATGGCAATGAATGAGGCATTTTTGCCATCTTCAACAATCAGGGATAACGTCGTCAACATTGCTAAGTTGATGAATTATACTCCCAACTCTATTACAGCGGCAAAAGCATGTATTAAGTTGACCATACAGACTACTGCAGTAAATGGAGTCTACCCTAGTTCAATAACTTTGAAAAAAGGACCTGTTGCAACTGGTGGTAATTATATTTGGAATATTTTAAGTGATAGAACGACAAATGTTGATTTAACAACAGGTCAAGCAGTTTTTGATAAGATGCTTATCTATGAAGGTAACATCTTAAACTATTCTTACATTGTTAATACGTTTGCAAAACAGGTTTATGCAATTCCTTCTGGAAACGTTGATACATCTACTTTAGTCGTCAGAGTCAGACCTAATGAATCATCTACTGCCTCTGATCTTTACAATATAACTGATAATATTACATCGGTAACTTCTACTACTCGTGTGTACTTTATGCACGAAGGTGAGGACATGAGATATGAAATTAGATTTGGTGATGATAGTATCGGTAGAGCATTAAAAGACGGCGAGGTTATTGATCTTGAGTATTTGGTAACTTCTGGAGCGGAAGCAAATCAGGTCAAGAACTTTAGTTTTGTTGGTAGACTAACTGATAGTAATTCAGCAACCTATAGTGCTTCTACAGTAATTTTAACTACTATTGATAACTCTCAGCAAGGTGAAGCTGCTGAAACTATCGAATCTATTAAATATAATGCTCCTAGATATCTTTCTTCCCAAAACAGAGCAGTTACTGCTCAAGACTATGCTGTCTTGACAAAAAAACTATATGAGAATGCTCAGGCAGTTGTTGCATATGGTGGAGATATTTTAAACCCTCCTATCTACGGAAAAGTCTATATTGCAATCCTAACAAAAACTGGTTCTGAACTTAACGCTGCTACTAAAAAAGAAGTTCAGAATCTTTTAAGAAAATATGCAATGGCGTCTATCGACCCTGTTGTAGTTGATCCAGATAGTCTATACATCAATACAAAAGTCTTTGCTCAGTACGATACTGGTTGCGGATCTAATTCCTCTGCAATTAAAACCGACATTCAAAATTCTATTGTTGATTGGGCAGGACAAACTCAGATTAATAACTTCAATTCTACGTTTAGATTGAATAGTTATCAGAAAGCAATTGCACTTGCAAACAAATGTGTTAGTGACGTTTCTGTGCAGACATCACTTCTCAAATACATTACACCTATTTCCAATCAAACTAACACATATTGTGTTTCCATTGGTTCTGGTTTATACGATAGTAATCCCAGTAATAATGATGGTGATGGTAGTGATGGTAGTGCCAATCAATGTAAAAAAGAACCTGTTATCTTATCTGGAACTTTCAGGACTTACGATCGACCTGGAATTAACCAGCAATTTGAAGATGATGGATTTGGCAACCTGAGAATGTTCTACAATACTGGTATTAAGAAAGTCTATACAAATAATGCGGCAGGAACTGTTGATTATAATACTGGTCGTATTTGCTTCGGTCCTGTCAATATTATTGGTACAGGTAGTAATATTCCAGACAATACTATCATCACTATCACTGACACTGTAACAGGTGTTGGTAGTATTACTAATGAAGATCTTCTTCCTGGAGACCTACAACTGCCAGTTGTTACTATTCCGTCAAACAATGCAACAATTCCTGCGACAACACCTGGAACTATTTTAAATATTGTCGTCCCTGAAGTTACAGTTGCCCCAATCGGTACTACTCCACCTCCCAGTATACCACTAAATAGTTTGACGCCAACTGAGTTCGATCAACCCCCCGTTACGATCGAAATTCCAAACATTAGTAATCCTGGCTCCCTCAACACATCAAGCTGTTTTTAAATAGATGAGTAACGTCAATAAGGTCTCGCAATCGGTTAAAGCTCTTAGTCCCGATTTTATTAGATCAGACTATCCACTTTTCAATAAATTTATTGAGTATTACTATAGGTCTCAAGAAAAGACGGGCTTGGGACAAAATATTGTTAATGAATTCATTCAATATCTTGATATCGACAAACTTGATATCGGTATCTTAGACGGGGGTACGAAAATTGTAGAACCTATTACTACAACTTCAACATCTATTGTTGTAGAGAGTGTTGATCAGTTTGTAGAAAAAAATGGTTCTGTTTTAATTGGTGATGAAGTAATTTATTATGAAAGTACAAAATCAGCACCAAACATTGCTCTCAGTCCTGGTATTTCTTATGAGCAAGTAAAATTAAAGTGGACTATTGCCGAGAGTCAAATTGATTCATATGATGGAACAACTACGATCTTTCCATTAAGAACTGCTGGTAATCCCGCAGCACCACCAACAGCTCAGCATTTAATTGTTAGTCTTTATGGACAGATCTTAATTCCTGGAGTTGATTATACTGTTAGTGGAACTAATATTGTATTTACAACTGCTCCTAGAACTAGAATTCCTGCAGACTCTAGTGATTTAACTTATATCTTCTATCTTGGTGGTTTTATTGAAAATAATATCCTTGAGATTGATGATATTTCTGGTTCTTTTGGAGAAGGTAAAACTTCTTTCAAAATGACAAGATCGGGTATTCCTTATGAACCCATTGTAGATGAGTTTCTCATTGCAATCTATGATAATCAATTGTTGATCCCTAAACAAGATTTTTATATTGATAGAGATTATTTCATTTTTGAAACTGCTCCTCTGAATGGACGAAAACTTGCATTATTCTCAATTGAAGCACCTATTCCTTCTTTTGGTGCAAATGCAGTTGGTTTTGCTCGTGTAAATGATGATGGTAATTTAACTTCTATTTCTACTAGTGTTAGTGGATCAAATTATAGATTTGAGTATCCTCCTAAGGTAACTATTAACTCTGAGTCGGGATTTGGTGCTTCGGCAGCAACTCTGGTTAATGGAGTTAAAAGTTCTACCCTTCTGCATGGTGGTAAAGGATATAGCGATACAAACCCACCTGCGGTTATCGTAGAGGCTCCTACAAAGGCAGGATCTGTTCCTGCACAATTAAAAGCAACTGTCACGAATGGTTCTGTATCTTCACTGGAGGTTGTTAGTTCTGGTAGTGGATATACTTTTACTCCTAGAGTCACGTTCAAACAACCTGGTGGAGCAAAATTAGGAACTCTGACTATTGGTGGCGGTCAAGTTATAGGCGTTGTTCCTATTGTTGATGGTGGATCTGGATATACCACACCTCCTGCAATTTATGTTGACGAACCCACTGGAGATAACTCCATTAAGGCATCATTCCAAGCAGTTCTTACTAATGGTGTAGTTACCTCTATCAATATTCTTAATAGAGGTCAAGGATACGAAACTACTCCTAGAATTGCTATTATCGATCCTGTTGGCGCTCAAGTTCTTCAAACTCGCGTTGATGGAGATGGACGTGTTGTTGGCATTGATCTTCTTGATGGAGGATCTGGATACGATGATGTCCCTTCTGTTTATATTGTAGATAATCGTCAAAATGGTGGAAGTGGAGCAACTGCAACTGCCTCTATTTTCAATGGTAAAATTACTGATATTAATGTATCGGCATTTGGTAGTGGATATAGTGCTGCAGAACCTCCTGAAATTTTTATTCAAGAACCTCCTAATGCTAGAGCGTCTGTAGATATTGGTCTGAATGAAGTAACTGGTTATAAAATTAATAAGCAAGGTAGCGGATACTCAAAGGCATCTTTCGAGGGTTGTGCTAGAGCTGCTAGTGGTATTGTTAGGTATACCGAAGATGGTAACGCAGTATTTTCTAACAATACATCTGCAGCGGCAGCAACTGCAGATACTCCTGTTAAATGTCTAGACGCTCTCTTTATTAAACGACTTCTTGATAAGTATACGGAACAATTCCTTCCCGATGTTCCTGAACTTGACTATACTAAAATTGATGTTAGAAATGCAATTAAAAGTGTAAGAGATTTCTATACTTCTAAAGGTACTTCTTTCAGTATTTCGTATCTGTTCAAACTCCTCTATGGTGAAGAAGTTAGTGTAACTTACCCTAAAGATCAGATTATCAAACCTTCTGCATCTACATGGTCAATTGATACTGTTTTAAGAGCAGTTTTAGTATCTGGTGATCCTATCAATATTAGAGATGGTTTACTACAGCAAGATGCTGATATTGCAGATCCTAATATTTTAGCGGCAAGTGCTCTGGTAGAAAATTATATTGCTATTAGAACATCTGAAACTGAAATTTATGAATTGGTTCTCTCCGAAGAAACTATTCAGGGTAAATTTGTAGTTCCTTATAAAACAAAGTTAGCAGAACCTCTTTCTACCACTGATAGTATTATCACTGTAGACTCTACAATTGGTTGGCCAGAAAGAAATGGACAATTCTTGATTGGTGGAACTGAAGTTGTACAATATAAAGAAAAATCCCTAAACCAGTTTATTGAATGTACTCGTGGTGCTACTGTTAGTGGACCTGCTCAAGTTTGGGACTCTGCTACAGAGGTAACTTCAAACTTTAGTGTCTATATCAATAAAGGAACTGATAGAGAAGTTCTCATGAGAGTTGTTGGTATCGTTGATGCCGAACAAACGACTCTTACTGATACTGGATCATACTATCTTCCTGGCGATAAATTATCAATTTCTAAGTTAGGTGGTACTGGTAATACTGCTGATCTTTCAACTTGGTTATACAACGTCAAAAAATTAATTGAAGTTACTTCTATTACTTTTGATGGTAATATTGCAGAAGTTACTTGTTCTAACAATCATGGTTTGTTGGTTGGTGACCAGATTTCAATTTATGGTGCAAATCCAATCATTTACAATGGAACATTCTTAGTTAAGAACAGAACTAGTCCTACAGTATTTAAATACGAATTGCCTCAAGCCCCTGCTGTTGCTCCACAGGGTAATATTCTAGTTTCTATTGACCTTAACAAAGGTAAGTCTGACAATTCTGCTGTATTTAACGCTATTAGTCCATATACGACTAATATTCAAAATACTTTCTTCAATGATGATTACGTTTATGTTGCATCAACAGGTATTCCCAACTATAAGATTGGACCCTTCCCTGGATCTGCACTTCTACCTGGCAACCAACGTAAATTAAATAGATTCCCTAGAGTATCGACTACAATTTCATCTAAGAATACTATTAACCCTGGTCCTATTGGTACATGGGTCAATGGTGTTTCAATTTGGTCGTACAAATCCTCTATTACCAAAACTTTTGGTTCTGTTACTAGCATCACTATTGACAATGTTGGTAGTAACTATGATGCTGCATCTCCACCAACCGCAACTATTTCTGGTGGTGCTGGATCTGGTGCTACAGCAGAGGTTGTAGTTAATGGTTCTCTGGATAGTATTGATGTTACCGCAGGTGGTAGTGGTTATACTTCTTCTCCATTAGTCGCTATTGTTGGTGGTGGTGGAACTGGCGCATCTGCTACTGCAATTATCACTAAGGGTGCAGTTTCTAGAATTCTTATCAATGAGGGTGGTACTGGATATACATCTCAACCTCAAATCTCCATTGTTGGTGGTGGAGGAGCGGGAGCAACTGCTACAGCAGCAGTTAGAGGTCCTATTCAATCAATCAATGTCACCAATGGTGGTGCATCATATACTTCTAAACCAAGTGTAACTCTCAGTTCTGGTAGTGGTGCTGTTGCTCAACCAATTGTCAATAATGGTCGAATTATTTCTATTGCTATTATCGCTGCTGGTTCTGGATATACCACAGCACCTGAAGTTACTATTCAAGGTGTTGGTTTTGGTGCAGTAGCAAAAGCAAATATTGATACCGATGGTGAAAATGCTGGTAGGGTTACTAGTATTGACATTATCAACAGAGGTATTGGTTATGTACAAGGAACTACCTTAATCAATCTCAATTCTGTTGGTGAAGGTGCATTGTTCACTTCAAATGTATTCCAGTGGACTTACAACCTTCAAAATTCTACAACTTTTGATGCTGCTCAAGGTGGTGTATTTGAAGGATTTAATAATCAATATGGTGGTGAATATGCCCATCTTTCTACTCCAAAGAAACTCAGAGAAGTATTGGGTGATGGTGTAGAAACTCTTGGTGATGGAACACTTCAAGAAATTACCGATCATGCAGTTCACTCTCCCATTATTGGTTGGGCGTTTGATGGTAATCCAATTTACGGACCTTATGCATATCAAGATCCCACCGATCAGCAGTCCAGTATTGTAAGACTTGGTTCTTCTTATAGAGTAAAACCATCCTTAATCTTTGATGAGAATACTAATATTTCTCCTCAAAGAACCGATGGTCCTGCTTTGAGCGATGAACCTGCAGGTACGTTTGTTGAAGACTATGAGTATATCTTCAACTTAGGTGAACTGGATCAATATAACGGACGTTTCTGCAAAACTCCAGAATATCCTGAAGGCAGATATTGTTATTTTGTCACTATCGATAATAGTGATGCTGGTGTACCTGTATTCCCATATGTTCTTGGACCTACGTTCAATTCGGTTGTAGATTCTTGGAATTTGGTCTCAGATGCTGTTCAGCAAAATATTCCTACTGGTGTTGTAAGATATCGCGATCCATACGAGAACGTTGATATTGATGTTGAGAGAACACCTAATGCATCTACCAATCAGTTGACCCTGGAAGATGGTTCATTATTATTGTTTGAAGTGGAAGATGAAAACCGAGATGGCGTAATCACTGCAGATGAAACTGCTGATCCCGACTCTGTTTTGGAAGAATCGCCCTTACAATTGTTTGATTATTTCCCTGCTGTTAAATTTGACTCTAAGGTCGATATTGAAGTTGAAACTATCACTAAATTTGAGGATGCTTCTGTAACAGGGTTTTCTATCGAAAACCCAGGCAAAAACTATCAGGTAGATGATAGATTAGTATTTGATAATACTGATACTGATGGTTTAGGTGTATCTGCTAGAATTTCTAGAATTACTGGTGAACCTATTTCCACTTATAATTTTCTTAATGAAAGTGGTGTAAGTTACGGAACCATTACGACAACAAATCCACATAATATGTCTGTGGGCAACAGAATTTTTGTTGACTACACGCCCACAATGAATAATACTAACAAACAATATGTTGTTAGGCAGTATAAGGGTATTGAAGAAATTGTTATCACTCAAACTGGATCTGGATACAATTCTGACATTCCTCCTACATTAATCATTGATGGCGATGGAAATTCGGGAGCACTTTCTGCTGTTGTTAATAGTGTTGGTGCTATTGAGAGAGTTGATATTGTCAATTCTGGTTCTGGTTATACAAAGAATCCCCGAGTAATTCTTTCTCATCCTCAGGTCTTTAAAAAAGCAGATTATTATGTTTCTGCATTGAACAATAATGACAACGTAAAAGTCAATGATGTTCAATTACTTCCTAATAAGTCTGCATATGTTTGTGGTACTACAAAGAATGCTGCAGGTAATAAAGATGTTGCATTTATTGCTAAAATTTCTGCAACTGGATCTAAAGAATGGGAAAAGACTCTTGAGAGTGATGATGGAGAAGATTTTGCAGAATTCCAGAGAATTTATGCAGATGGCACAAACATCTGGGTAGTTGGTATCAATAAACCCAACCAATCTGCGGTTGCTGCTTATAATCCAGATATTATTCTGTGTAAGTATGTTGAAGCAGCAAACGGGTTGAGTGCAACTCTTGGATTCCAAAAAGGATATGCTGGTATCTCTGGTTCTACTCGTGCCGATGAAGTAACTAGTATCATTAAGTATTCTGATACCAGATTCATTATTGGTGGTTTTACAAATACCAACTCATCCAATCCTTACGATGCTTTCATTGCAAGCATTGATACTAGTGGTAATTTTGCTATCAAGAGAAAGATTTCCTCTCAGAATCTTTCCGAGAAGATTACTTCCATGGTTCTTGCTGAAGATAACTCCATTTACTTTACAATGGAGACTTCTGCAACCAATTCCTCTACTGCAATCAACGCTGCTTTTGGTAAGTGTACTTTAGGAACTAGTGTTATTACAGTTGACTTTATCAAAGAATTTAGTAATAACGGATATTCTTTCTTAGATACGTCTCTTGCTGTAGATGAATTTAACGAATATTATGTTTGCTCCACATTAAGTCTTAAGTCCGACTTACGCAGAGATAGTTTCTGGGTTGGTAAAGTTGATTCTGCTGGTGCTCTCCTCTGGAACAAGAGATATATTGCTCCTGGTAGAGAAATCAACCTGGCACAAAAGTCTGTTATTGATATCTTTGGTGACCTTAATGTTGCATTCACTAGAGTCGATACAACAACTTCTCAGAAGACTATTGATACAGTAAAAATTAAGTATGATGGAACTATCCTGAGTCATACTACTAATGATTTTTATGCTGGTAATATTGAAGGTATGCAAGTTAATGGTCTTGCAACTGATGTATCTGGTGATGTTTATGCAGTTGGACAAACGTCTTGGAATAGAAATGAATTCATTTACACCTTTGATTCTGGTTCAACTACTGATACAACAGGTCACTATACTCTTACCACACAAACCACAACTAATTCGGTAACTTATGCTGATAATGTTGCTAAGATCTATGGATATGATCCCTCTGGTAACACTGCAACTTGGGTAAACGCACATCAAAAAGTTACTGGTGCTCAATTAGGAACTAAACTTGATGGTGATTGGACATTAGAGTTTATGCTCTATAAGAATTACACTGGTAATGGAACTCTGTCTCAAACAGAACATACCTTAGTTGCAATTGGTGATGCTTCTGGTGCAACTGGTGGTCTTTGGTTATACTATGATATTGGAACTGGTAAACTTGAACTAGTTGTAACCAATAATACAACTACTATCAATTCTTCTTCCAGTCCATTACAATCTTCCCTCTCCAATATGTTTGCCGATAATACTTGGCAATTTATTGCGTTAAGAAAGAGTGGTGATACCTTTGCTGCTTATGTCAATGGCAATTCTGTATTCTCTTCCACAATTACTAATACTTCCTTTGCTAGTAAGGATCTCTACATTGGTAATATTCCTGGTAGAAGTGGTAGTGCAGGAACCTTCAGAAGTAATGAGCAGGGTCAGTTCTTTGTTGAAAATTTAAGACTTAAGAACAGAGCGATTACTCCTACAGTTCCTGGAGACGTTGTTGCATATCCTGCTGCAGGAGCATTTGGTCTTGCATTTGATTGGGTAGATGATGCATGGTTTACAACTAATCTCAATCAATACGATTATATTGACTATAATGGTTATATCTTAAAGACTGATAAAAATTCAGACGCTGCTAGAATTGGAAACTTTACTAGTGTTGCTTCTACAACAGGTATATCCATTAAGAGAACTGCTGTTTCTCCTGTAACAGGAACTGCTTTGTCGATAGTCAGTGCAGATTACACTCTTGGTGCTCAAGGACTTCAATCTCTGGATTATAATGATGCCACAACTACTATGGCACAGGATACTGAGAATCTGACTTATGTTCCTGGAACTTGGAGTACCAGAACTGCTACAGTTCCTTCTCCTGGATCTCAAAAACTGAAGGCAACTGCAGTAGTCAAAGATCGTTATTACTTCAAAGTTACAAATACACTGAAGATTGATAATATTCAAAAACTGACGATTAATCAAAGTTTCAACGCTGAAAATAACTTAAATCTCGTACTTAGAAATAATCTTGGTGCTCAGGTTAATGCTGGTTATATTGTTAGATATGATGATACTCATATCTACGTTGCTATCAACTCTAATGCTTGGAGTGATGATTTAAATACAGGTCAACTTTCTTTTGAGCAATTTAGTAATACTGGTTTTGGAATTGTTGGTCCTGTGTCAACTGTTAAAAATGATATTTCCAATTACACGTTTGCTCAAGTAGAAGATACTACACCTGGTAACTTTACCATTGATCTTGACGATTATGCTGCTCCTGGATCTGGTGGAACTAATAACCTTGATCAATTTGCTCTTTGGAAAGATTATAATTCAAATGATTACTCTATTAGAGTTGATGAAATTACTGGAAGTTCTCCCTATGCAGTTGGTTCTGTAGTAACACTTGCAAATAATCAGGTTGCATTTAACGCAACTAAAGATATTATGACCATTAGTAATCTTACTAATGTAACTAAGATTACTATCGTTGCAAATCTTTCTAAGATTTTAAAAGTGACTGCTGTTGCTAATACTGATGAGGTATATGTTGTTACTGGCAGTAAGCATTATCTTCGTGATGGAGAAATGCTTTATATTGATGGTAATGAAGCAACTGGTCAAACTAGCGAATATAATGGTTCTTTCCCTGTAGATACAATTGTAAGTCCAATTGAATTTACATATAAATTACCTGCGACTGCTTCTACTCTTCCCGCATTGGGAACCACTGGTTCGGCAGGAGTCTCTCTGTTCACTAAGTCTCCTACCCTTAAAATGTATTATGGGCATCAATATGTCTTTGATGTCAGTCATGGTACGATGGTTGGCACTAACCTGTCGTTCTCCAAGGATAATCTCTACAAACTGGAATATTCCTTCAACTCTATTGAGCGTGTTGGGACACCAGGATTAACAGGTCAGGGACTTCCAACTCCTTCTGTCAAACTGAAGGTAGACAGAGGTATCGTTACAAATATTTCTTATTACTTTGATCCTTCAAGAACTGGTGCAGATTCTCCAGTTATTCCTGGAAGTTATCTCGATGTTGTTGATTCTCCCTACACTGGTATTTTTGATATTGTTGCAACATCTGGTGGTTCAATTACTAGAGGCGATGATACTTTTAAATTCTTACTTCTCAATGAACCTGAAGGTGCTGCAGAAGTAGCAAATTCTAAGTATTCTACTAGTTCTCCAAATGCTGTTGGATCTATTGATTCTATTAGAGTAGTAAACAGCGGTGGATTCTACACTAGATTGCCAGTTGTTTCCTCCATTGTTTCCAACAGAAAAATTGAAAGAGTTGAAATCAATGATCCTGGAACTGAATATGCAGTTGGTGTATATTCTGGTGTTCCTATTACTGGTGATGGTGAAGGCGGTATTGTTGAAATTACAGTAGCAGATGGATCTGATAGTGGTGGTAGTGTCATTCCTGGACAGATTCAAAAGGTACAAGTAACTTCATTTGGTGTTGGTTATACAACTGCCTCTATTGATATTGAAGCGATTGATGGTATTCTTGGACCTGGTAATACTGGTTCTGGTGCTGATCTTAATGTAGTCATTCCTCCTTTCGGAACTGGTGCTTCGGTATTTACCAAAGGTACTAGCGTTGGTAAGATTAAGAGACTGAAGAATAACAATTTCGGTTATGACTATCCTCATGATTATACCTTACGTCCTGAAATCACATTCCCAATCAATGCTCAGTTAACTTCTACCAGTATTCTTGCAAGTATTACCGTAACCGATCCTGGATCTGGATATTCTCAAGCACCTGAAGTTGTAATTACTGGTGGTGGCGGTACTGGTGCAATTGCTGCAGCAGAAATTAAAAATGGTAGACTGAATCAAATTGTTGTTAAAGATCCTGGATCAGGATATTCTTCAGAACCTACTATTGAGTTGAAATCTTCTTTCAATTATGTTGTAAACACTGATTTGGGTCTGTTGCAATTCGCTTTCCCTCATGGTATTACAAATGGGGCACAGATTACTTTGAATGTTGTTGATACTGGAGATGGTACAGCATTCCCTGAAGCATCTGGTGCTACCACTCTGAATGGAACTACCACATATTATGCAATTGCTGGATCTGCAAACTCTCTTGAAGATGACCAGTTAAAGATCGCAATTAGTTCTGCTAACGCTGCTCTCGGTGATGCAATTACATTCGTCGATGGTGAAAGTGGTAGAGGTGTTGGTCGTCAGCAGGTTCTTACCTCCTCCTTCGGTGGTGCTGCAACTGCTAATGTAGAAACTTCTACTTTCCTTGAAGGTGAATTGGTTTATCAAGGCAATTCACTGGAGACTGCAGTTGCTACTGGTTATGTTTCTACAAACAATGGTTGGCAGGTTGGACCTAGAATCCTGAAGATTGTTGATTATGATGGTACTTTCTCTCTGAATGAAAGAATCACTGGTGTTATTTCCAAATCTTCTGGTGTTATCAGTGACCTCAAAGTTGCTAAAGGTGTTTTAGAAATTGGTTCTATTACTAAAACTTCTGGTCAGTTTACTGATGATGTTGGTAAACCATCCGAAATTATTCAAAAGATCCAAGACTCTTATTATTATCAGGACTTCTCATATGCTGTTAAGTCTGCAGTTTCTATTAATGATTGGAAAGACATTCTCCTTAAGAATGTTCACCCTGCTTCATTCAAGGTATTTGGTGAACTGAATCTTGATGAATATGGTTCTATTCCTAACAAAGAGACTACTTTCCAAATTACTAAGTCTGTTGAACTTGCAAGAGAAGCAATTGTCCCCAATATTCAAAGTTTTGCTCTGGTTCAACCAATTTATTCTGAATTTAATAATACTGAAATTCTCTTCAGACAAAAGAGACTGACATCTTCAGAGAATATTCTGACTTCATTTACTAACCAGATTGATGATATTTCTGATCAATTTGATGGTGTTAAGAAAGCATTTACCCTTAAGGTTAATAATACCCCTGTTCAGGCAAATGCTAATCAGTTGATGATTGTTCTCAATGGTGTTGTTCAGAACCCTGGAACTTCTTTTACTATTGAGCAAGATTCTATTGTTTTTGCAGAACCTCCTCAACCTGACGCTCAAGTTCAATATGTAGAAACTACAATTAATCTGAAAGATGTCATTGAACTTACATTTACTAACATTAGTGGTATCTTCCCTAATATTGGTGATGTTATGGTTGGTTCTGATTCTAATGCTAGATTGACCGTAACTAAAGTTGTAGGTAATAATGTATTTGGTTTCCTCACCGAGGTTGTTGCTGGTAACTTAGTTTCATTCATCGGCGGTGAATTTGTAACAGTTGGTGCTACAGGATTCAATGCTAACTTTGCTACAGCAACAGCAGTAGTAAGCGATGGTCTATATGCTTTTGGTGAAGAAGTACGAAATCTTGCTGGTAAAACTGCAAGAGTTGAAGAAATCAACCTTGCAGCAGGTGCTGAAACACCTCTTGCCGAATTAAGATTCTCCATCGGTGCAACAACTAGCACAATTGAAGTCATTGCATATAATGCAGATCCTAATGCACCAGCAGCACCTGTACCTGCTGGAAATCTTATTCCAACTAAGATCTATCAGTTTGGTTCCGAATTGTTCCGTGTAGATACAATTACAGATAATTCTGATTCTACTACTTTGACAGTAACTAGAGCAACTGGTTTGAATAATGGTACAGTTTCTGATTCTCAATCTAGTGGAACACCTCTCTACGGAACAGAAATTAATGTTACAACCAGACTTCTTTTAAGTAAGACAACTGGTACATATCAGTCTAAACCTGGATTGTTTGAAATCAATCAGAATGACTTTATCATTGGTTCTCAGTCCGATGTTGTTGCAGAGGTGACATTTGTGGCATCTTATGTTGCTCCTAATGCACAGATTGATCCCACCACTGGATTACCAGAATCTTCTGGAGAATTTGATATTTCTGATGGTTCTTCTTTCTTCGGTCTTCTGTTCAACAGAATTGCTGCTCAGACATATCCAAACGTTGTTTTGGATGATATTTCCAAGTCGCAGGTTAACATTGTTGACTTCCCAACTAATACTACAGATTTTGACGATAAGTTCCCATCAACAGAACCTATCAGTAATAACGTAATCAAATATGATAATGCTAGCGGTGCCTTTACGGAAAATGAAGTAATCCGTAATTATAAGATGGATTACGGCATTGGTAATACTCTTGACTATGCTGTTGGTGAAACTGCTAAGAGTAGAAAACTTGCAGTAAAGAATCTGAAAGGCAATGGTCTGTTTAACAAAGGTCAGGTTGTAAGAACTCAAGATACAAAGGCAGAGGTCATTGGTTATAATATTGCTGACAAGATCATCTATGTCGGTAAGATTGGTAGAACTCAAGCAAATGGTCAAGATTATCATTCTGCAACTTTCACTAATGCAACTCTGAACACTTATAATAAGAAGTTTGGAACTGCTGCATTAGCACTTTCACCTGGTCTTGCTACACACACATTTGTAAGTGGCACTGCAGACTCTATTACCGCTAGTGGTGGTGCTACAGGCACATTTACTGCTGCTACAGGCACTACATACGATCCTGAGACTGGTAACTTGGTTCTTGAGATTGGTGCTCATACTCTCACAACGTCCAATACAGTCCTTATTGCAGACGATACCCTGACATTTACATGTGCTCAGGATAATAACACTTCAAATAAAACATATCCTCGGTCTACTGATCCTGCATCAGGATCTGCCCGTAATATTACTGCAGTGACTGCCACTACGATTACAGTAAACGTTGGTGCAGTTCCTGTTGATGAATATATCAGTTTTGCTACATCTACTGAATTTGGATTTGCTTCTGGTGATTTTACAATTGAATGTTGGATCAACCCTCTCTTAGTTTCTGCTGGCGAGAGAGCAATCTTTGATTTCAGAACTCAAGAAACTGAACTTTCACCTAGAATATATCTTGATGGTGCAAACCTTAAGTATTATAATAATGGTAGTGCTGCAATTAGCGGATCTACAAATCTCTCTGCTGGAACTTGGTATCACGTTGCCCTCTCCAGAAGCGGTACTAGCACTAAGTTGTTCCTGAATGGTACACAAGAAGGATCCACTTATACAGATGCTAGTAACTATGGATCTACCAAACCAGTCAGAATTGGTGCTGACTTTGATGCATCAAATGACTTTGCTGGTTATGTTGACGAGGTTAGAATTTCTAATAATGCTCGTTATACAGCAAACTTCACACCACTTAACGGAGTATTCCAAGGTGATGCTAATGCCAAACTTCTGGTCCACTTTGATGGATCTTATGGTCAGACTCATACTGAAGATTGGTCTGGCGTTGAAAACTTCACTAAGGGTGAGGACATCAATAATGAGGCAATTCTTGCAACATCTCGCTTAACTGGTGCTCCTGCTGGATTTACTGGCAATAGTCAGAGATATATTGATGCTGCTGATTTAATCCTTGCAAATAAAGACTTTATTGCTAAAGAAGCAGTAGATATCATGAAGGCAAGATTTGCATCCTTCAGTGTTCCTAAAGGTGATGTAAATTGCGAAGATGACGTTGTAGATATCTTAGAAGCAGTTGTTGAAGACCTTCGTAATGGTAGTAATAACCATGTTTGGGATGCTGCGGCACTCTATGTTAATAGAGCGACAAGTCCAATCTCTCTTTATCATATTGAATCTGAAATTCCCGAATCGATTTATACTTTACAAAAAGCACAAGAAATTGTGCGATTCGTTATTACCAATCTTCTTTGGGATATCCAAGGAGATCATGGTTTGACACAAAGTACAGATTCTACTATCACTGAATCTGATTATGCTTCTCTGACGCAATTAACACCCACTAATGTAACTTATGATTCTTCGACTGGCATAATGGTCTTGACTTCAAATAGTCATGGTCTTACTGCTAGAACTACTCATACTGCAACAAACGCAACATATACTGCAACCACAGGTGTTCTGCAAGTTACAATTAATAATCATGGATTTGCAAATGGCGACAGAATTCAATTTGCTGATAACTCTCTGACGTTTACTTGCACTTCTGACGGCAATACAGTTTCTCAGTCTTATCCTAGAGCAGATGATCCTGCAAGTCAGGGTTGGATGATTATCTCTAACGTCACTACAAATACATTTGATGTTAACGTTGGTGCATCGCCTACAGTTAACTACACACCAACTGCAGCGACTTATGATCCTGGAACTGGTGCTCTCAAGATGACCATCGGTGATCATGATTTGAGAACTTCTCAGAAGTTTACAGCAACTAATGCGGTCTATACTCCAGCATCGGGTGCTATGACTATCACAGTTCCCAATCATGGAATGTTTGTTGGTGATCGCGTTCTCATCGAACCCAATTCGATGACGTTTACATGTGCTACAGATAGCAATGCAACTCATCATACCTATCCTAGACAATATGCTGGTGATGCTGGTCCCGATCCTGCATTTAATAAGTGGTTTGCAATCACGAATATCACAACCAATACCTTTGATATTAATGTTGGTGTTTCTTCTGATACTTCTACTCATACCTTTGTTAGTGCAAAGGCAAATGGTATTGTAAGATCTGGTGAAACAATCAAACTTACCAATGATGCTCTGACATTTACTTGTAGTCAGGATGGTGGTGCTTCTAATCACACATATCCTCGTTCCAGTGATCCTGCAAACAATAACGTTCCTCTCCCCATCTATAATGATGGCGTGGTTGTTAATGCTTCAGTCTCTAATGCAGCATACAATCCTGCAAATGGTGAGATCGTTATCACTGCTATCGGTCATGGATTGACTACTTCTGATGAAATTAGACTTGAAAATAATTCATTAACATTCTCCTGCTCTAAGGATAATAACTATACAAATCATTCATATCCCCGTCCCACAGATCCTTTTGCTGGTAGATGGTTGAAGATCACTGCTGCAACCAACAACACATTCACAGTTAATGTTGGTCCCTCTAAGGCAGAAGATCAATATACACATACATTCGTGTCTGCTGTACCTAATGGTATTGTTAAGAGGGATAACACAGTTACAGTCTATGTTGGACCTAACAGAGTAACTTATACTCCTACAACTGGAACCAGCTATAACCCCACCACAGGTGATATGGTTCTTCAGATCGGAACTCATAGTTTGAATGTCAACGATAAGATTCGTCTTGGCAAGGAATCTCTTACTTTCACATGCGATCAAGATAGTAACGCAACTAACAAGTTGTATCCTAGATCTATCTTGGATAATAAGACTGCTACCAATGCAACTTATAATTCTTCAACTGGTGAGTTTGTTGTTACTTCTGCTGGTCATGGATTATCAACTGGCGATCAAGTTAAGTTTGTTCATGATTCCTTCACATTTACTTGTACGCAGGATAGCAATAGTGCTCAAAAGACTTATCCTCGTGCAGTTGCAGGGGACGGAAATCCTGATCCCGCATATGAAACTTTCTTGGTTATCTCTGCAGTTACCACAGACACATTTACAGTTAATGTTGGTGCTTCTGCACAAGGAGATCAATACGCTCATACATTTGTATCAGCAACTTCTAACGGCATTAAGGTCAAGAGAGATCGTGCATATGATTCCGAACTGACTATTAGCGCAGTTGGAACTTCCACTGCAAACATTACCAACGCAGTTTATGTACCTAGCACTGGTGTTATCACCATTACTTCGGCATCTCATGGACTTTCTACTGGTAATAGAGTTCAGATTGCAGACAATTCTCTGACATACACTTGTGCTCAAGATAATAATGCTACTCAGAAGACTTATCCTAGAACTACTGATCCTATCAGCGGAAAGTGGATTGATGTAACAGTTGTTGACTCCAACACCTTTACTATTCAGGTTGGTCCTTCTACCAATACTACAAGTCATACATTTGTACAAGCAACTGCTGGTGCGTTGATCAAACAGACTGGTGCAGTTACACTTAATGTTGGTACTTCTAGCAATACGACAACACATACTTTCGTATCCGCTACATCAGGTGCAGTGGTCACTGCAACTCAGTACACCCATACATTTGTTTCTTCTGCAACGAACGCAATCACAACTGGTGGTAATTATACTCATACATTCGTAAGTGCAGCATCTAACGGAGTCATTCGTGCGGGTGATGAAATTTATATTGCTCCCGATTCACTGACATTTACATGTACATTAGATGGCAACCAGAGTCAGGAAACATATCCCGATCCTGATTCTGCGAATCTCAATTCCTTACTTGAAATTACTGCTGCAGATACCAACACATTTACAGTTAATGTTGGAGCATCTCCTGTCAGACAAAGATACACTCACACCTTTGTTTCTGCTGCTAGCAACTCTGTTTCTGTATCAAACTTTGATTCTGGTGATTGTTCTGATGTTTATACAACCATCGGCAACTTGATGGATATCATTATTGATACACTCAGTAATGCAAATCTCGCAGTACCAGTTGATCATCTTGCTAGCGTAACTAAGGTAGAACCTGCGTTTGAATTTGCTGGTGCAACAGTTGATGCATTTAGCGATGTTGATCTTTCAATTGATTACGTTGATGCTGCAAATAATATCTTCTATACAAATCAAATTGATGCAGATACTCAGTATAGATTCCGTGATGCTGCTAACTTAATTAGATTGAATTCTGGTGCTATTGTAGATAAGGCATCGTTCGACTTACTGCAGAGATATCCTGATCTTGCAGCAGATATGCCAAGAAACCAAAATGGATCTAGCACTGCTGGAACATTAAGATGTCAAACTGACCTTAGTTTGCTTCTTAATGAACTTGTTAAGGACGTTGAAGATGGCGGTAATTTCCATACAGCAAATGTAGCAAGACAATATCTTGGTGCTAATGATGAATTGATTCATATTCGCCTACAAGTATGGCAATCGGAATATGCTCATGAGAGACTTGGTTTCTACATGAAGCAGGCAATTACTGGTGATCTTGATAGCACTAATACTGATAAAATTATTACTGGTGATTGGGGTATTACTCAAGATGGTGGTGGATGTGCAAATGTCAAGACTGCAATTGATACATTAATTTCTACTTTAAATGAGATTATCGCACCTAAGGGTGGTGATTATCAAATCGGTGCAGATAGACTTTACTTCAACAGGCAATACATTGCTGAAGAAGCAACGGGTCTCACAACAGCAGAGTTCACTTATACTCTGAACAATGTTACTTACAATGCATTCCAATATCCTGGATCTAGTGGCGAAGTTACCTGTCAGAGAGATCTTAAACTGATTCTTATTAGTATCATTTCTGACCTGCAAACTGGTGGAACTAACAGCACAATTCGTGCTGCCGAACTTTATCTTGATGGTAATCAGAGAATTACTAGTGTTGAAGGCGAATTGTTGGCAACAGTTTATGCAATCGAGCAACTTAAGCAACTTGGTGAAAAAGCATTGAATAATCTTCTGTATAACAACGGAGATTCTGTAACGGGTAGTCAATATGCTGCTCAATATGCAGGTGTTGGTAATAACGCTGGTGGCACTCCTAAGACTGGAACTGCATATCGTGATAGCGAATCTCCATCCGATATCAATGCAGTAATCTATCGTCTTCGTACTCTGGTTGATATTGTCATTGGAATCCTTGCTCCTGGTGGCACACCCGCAAGATCTGCTGGTAAGCAAATTCTGTTCAATGAGCATTACTATAGAGCAGAACTTAATTCTGAAATTAATGTTCAGTTTGGTGCTGGATCTTGGGTTTATAACGACTTTGTTGATGAACTCACCACCAATATTGTTCATGACATAATGACAACCGACTTCTATAAGAAAGAAGACGCACGCAACATTACATTAACCAGTGTGACTGGTGACTTCTCCGTTGGAGAGACCGTTGTTTCTAGTGGTGGTGGATATGCTCTCGTTAATGAATGGTTGGAAGATGATTCTATTTTGATTATCGGACCATACTTTACAAGCACAACTTGGTCTGCTGCAGAAACTCTGACTGGTCAAACTTCTGGTGCTACAGCAACTATTGCTACCAGTGGTGTTGGAAGTGCATATGATTGGTATACAGAACCTGGTAATGTCAGAACTAAAACTACCGCTGCTGGTATTACTGGTCTGATTGAAGGTCAAATTGCTGGTACAAACCTCTGGACAAATCCAGAAGATTTCAGCACTAACTGGTCTAGTAGCAATACGACTTATGCTGCGAATGCTATTCTTGCTCCTGATGGCACTCAAACTGCTGATCATATTAAAGATAACACCACCGCTGGTCAACACTTTAAATTTAGAGATTTCAATCTAACATCGTTTGAAACATTTGATAGTTCTGGTGTTAAATTTGACTCTGGGTCTGAAACGTTTGACACAGGTTCCTTTACCGATGATCAAACATTTACTCTGTCCTTCTTTGCAAAAGCAGGAACTCGTTCCAATCTCAGATATGAAGTTGGACTTGACGCTGGCACAGGAAATAATTCTCAGAGAGTATTCTTTAATGTAGATCTTGATAATGGTGCTAAGGGATCTGTAAATATCCTTGATGGTAGTGGAAATGCTGGTGATATTATTGTAAATTCCAATAATATTGAAACATTAGGTTCTATTTCAATTATCACTACAAGTGCTATGACTGGCACTTACACAAGTGTTGCAAATACATCTAATGTTTCCAATGGTGGTGCTGGTGCAACATTCAATGTCACTATTGATCACGCTAATCAACCCAATCAGGCAACTATCACAGTTACCAACACTGGTTCAAATTATGCACCTGGTGACAACTTTACAGTAACTGGTAGTGTTCTTGGTGGAGCAGATGGAACTAACAATCTCACGTTCCAAGTTGCAACAGTTACTCCAATGGATACTGGTGTAATTCCTTATGGTGATGGTTGGTATAGAATCTTTACTACTGCTCGCTTTGGTTTTGGATTCAGTACACTACGTCAACAAATTTACGTTCTCAACAACCAGGCAACTGATTACACAGGAACTGGAAATGATGGTTTCTACGTTTGGGGTGCAAAATTGAATAAGGGTGCTCTAGATCCTTATCAGGCAGTATCTGGCGAAACATTCTTCTCTAATACTGAATTTAATATTAAGTCTAGAATCTTAATTAGACTGACTGAATGGATGAGTAAGTCCCTTGACAATACTCTGACAAGTCCTACCGCTGGTGGTAACTATGCATATTATGATAATACAATCAATACTGATTATGCTAAGGTATCAATCACTAGAATGATTCGTTATCTGAATGGACTTATTCAGAGTCAACTGGGTAGCACTGCATTCAATAATACAATTCCTTTCTATAGTGGTATTTCTGTACCTGCTAAGACATATGGTGTTAGAGATATTGCTGTTGGTGTTGGCGGCGGTGTTGATGCTACTGAATATGTCTATGGATTACAGAGTGACGCATATGCAGAAATTAAGAATAAGGTAGAAAATTCTGCAACTATTGCGAGAATCTATAAGAGATTCCGTATCGATGGTGCAATCACTGATGGTCCTTTCGTAATGAATGAAGTTGTTACCAAGCAGGGCGATGGTTCTGTTACGGGTCAAGTTTATGGATTCCATGAAGATGCTACTTATAAGTATCTTGATGTTGCTGTAACTGGTGGTACTTGGGCAATTACTGACGTATTAGTTGGTGCTACGAATACTACAACAGCACAAATCAGTCTCATCGAAGATCGTATGCACATCATTGATCTTAAGGGTGGATTTACTACTGATATCCCATTCAAGGGTTATACTAGTGGAAGCAATGCAACTCCTGACGTGTTCTACAAGAACACTGCTGCGGTTAATGCTAATACTGGCGGTACACTTTCTGTTGATACTGATACCCTTACAGGTGAGTTTGAGAAGACTGCTGTTGTTTATCCAGACACGTCCAGACAATACATCGATGTTTCTAAATATGAAGGTCTTGATGTTAATGTTGGTGACAGAATTGCATCTTCTGGTCAGATTCGTCTCGGTATCTCCGTCATCACTGCACAGAATGTCACATATAACAACTTTACGCCTGGTAACAGACTTTATAAAGTTGTTGGTGGTGGACAAGTTACCAATGTTTATGGAATTATTACGGGTGTAGATCTTGCAAATAATTATATTTACTTCACGCCTGTACAAGGAACGTTTAGTAATGGTGAACAGGTTGGTGATTATGGTCCTTCTGGTAGTCTTCCATTCCCAGTTGGTTATGCAACTATCAACACTAACGTAACTACCGCAGGTGCTGCATCGGCATTGATTCAAAACTTTGAAACAGTTGGCACACTTACACGATACTATCTCAGTAATATTGTTGGTGCCTTTACTGCAAATGACGCAGTAATTGGTCCTAATGGATTCAAGGCAGCAATTATCAACTTGGTTGATTTGAAAGGTAGAGTTAAGAGATCATTTAAAGGATTTGATGGTACTACAACTACCTTCAAACTCTCCATCAATAATGGCACACAATATCTGCCCGATCCCGCAGGTCACATGCTCATTTTTGTTAATGGTGTTCTCCAACCTCCTGGTGCAACTAACGCATATACAGCGTTCTCTGATCAAATTCAATTCACTGAAGCACCTGATGCTGGAGCATCCTTCGTTGGATTCTATATTGGTAAACTGAGACAATTGGATGATATTTCGTTTGAGTTTGACTCCTTACGTCAATCCTTCAACTTGAAGCGTAATGACGTATTCTACTCATTGACTCTGACGGATGGTGTACAATCTACAAACATCCTTCCTGAAAATAATATTATTGTTTCGCTCAATGGTGTTATTCAGAAACCAAAAGAGTCCTTTGAAATCGTTGGTTCTAGAATCATCTTCTCCGAAATTCCTCGCGTAGGTTCCACATTCGTTGCGTTCTCTTACGTTGGTTCTGAGGCAGACGTTGATGCTGCTGAAGTTGTTCCTCCAATTGAACCTGGAGATCTGTTAGATATTCAGGGTGAAGTTGAAGATAGGCAAGTTGCTATCATTGAATCTTCTAACTCTCTGATTACATTTGATTATCTTGGGTCTGTGTTTGGACGCGGATCTGAAGCAACTGCTAACGTCACAACAGGATCGATCGAATCCGTCAAGGTTACATTTGGTGGATCTGGTTATACTTCTAGACCAGCAGTTAATGCTAGTGCTATCCAAGGATCTGGTGCTAACATTCGTGCCCTGGTAGGTGTTGCATCTATCGAAGTTTCAAATCAAGGCACTGGATATCAAAATCCAGAGATTGTTGTTGAGACATCTGTCCCAGATGACTGGACTGCACCTGATCTTTCCCAATATGGTGAAGAACTAATTGATCCAGAGATCCTATAAATAACTAAAAATCACTGCGAGTAATGTCTAAGCAAATTATTGGTATTGGCGCTTCCGCTAATGATAACACGGGGGATACCCTCCGTGCGGGCGGTGATAAGATTAATGATAACTTTAATGAAGTATATGGTGCGATTGGAAATGGAACCGACGTTCAACTGAGCGTTTCTGGTCCAACTCTCAATCAAGTATTGAAATATACGTCAAATAACAGGTTTGAACCTGGTAATCTTGACACTCTTACCGCCGCTCTAAATGTCAACGGAAACGAGATTATCTCGGCGTCGAATGGCAATATTATTTTAAATCCCAATGGAACTGGAGATGTAAACATTTCTCATGGAAGTGTTACCAGTGTCTTTGATGGTGCTACTGGTGTTATTGATTTTCCTACGAAAATTCAATATAAAAACCAATATGCAACATTAAGTTCTGCTCCTGCCATTGCTAATTATAAGGGTTATTTCTTCACTGTTGATGGTGACGATAGTCCTTATGTAAATATCAATATCACTGCTGGCGGTGTTGGAGATACTAGAGCAAAGTTATTGACACAATATTCTGGTGTTGATGCTTTGTTGGATGTAGATACAACAACCAATGCTCCTACAAATAACCAGGTTCTGAAGTGGAATGCTTCTAGCAGCAAATGGTTACCTGGAGATGATGCTGCTGGTATTGCAAGCATTAACTTGTTTGCTACTGTAACCGCAGATACTGGTAGTACAACAGCAAATACTCAGACTGATACTCTGACGATTGCTGGTGGTGCTGACATCGTTACTAGTGTTGTTGGAGATACAGTTACTGTTGCATTTAATGGAACTATTCCAACTACATTTGCAGCAATGACTGACACTGACATGTCAAGTGGTGCTCAGTTTGGTACTCCTACTCAAGGAGATTCATTATTCTGGAATGGTAGCGATTGGATTGTTACTCGTAGTCCTATTACTTGGTGGGAAATTAATGCAAACGGATCTTCCGATTTCACTTTCCAAGGACCAGGATTCCCTTCAACCGCTAATGATCCTACCTTATATGTGAATAGAGGATTTACTTACGCTTTTGATAACAGCGTACAAGGTGGTGCTCATCCATTCAGAATTCAAAGCACTCAAGGTTTAGCAGGTAATCCATACACTGCTGGTCAAAGTGGTAGTGGTAGTAACGTTCTCTATTGGACTGTTCCAATGGACGCTCCTAGCACATTGTATTATCAATGTACAATCCATGCTGCAATGCAGGGAACTATTAACGTTATTAGTTGAGGATAAATGGCAAGACTAGTTCCTGGATCTGGTGCCGTAATTGAACCGATTTTTGATGATATATTTGGTGTTCGAGCGGTAAGAGTAGTAAATGGTGGTAGCGGATATGATCCTGCTGATCCACCTAGACTTACTATTGATGGATGCGGCACTCCTGATGTGGAGGCGATATTATATCCAATCATTTCAGAAGGTTCTGGTAAAATTGTTCACGTTCGTGTTCTCAGAAGAGGAAGAGGATACGATCCACTTCGTGTTGAAATTGTTCCTCAACAAGAAACTCCAAATGTTGTAAGATCTTTTGATATTAATAGGATCTGGCAACCTCACCCTAACTCATTGACTAGGGGAACTTTTACGGATGATAGACTGAGAATTGAGTCTGATAATCATCCAAAACCTACATGGACTCAAGCAGAAGCAGTACCTGGTGGTGGTCCATTAGTAGATAGATCTTTTGATCAAACCTTTGTATACAGAGGTGGTAAAGATGTACCTAATTTTGGTACAAGACTTGCACAAGAAGATAAAGTAACTGGCATTCTTGCTAATGGCGGTCTTTTACATACTCCAGACTGGGCATCTGATGGTGGAGCACCAGGTACTTTCTCCATTGATACTGTAAAGTATGATTATGTAAAAAATGCAGATGTATATGATACTATTACTGAAGGTAATATTAAATACTATTCATCATCTAAAACAATTAATGAATTTGCCTTAGAAAATGGTGTTTTTCAATGGGGCAAATTAGAACAATTTACATGGAATGTAAAAACTGAACTTGATAATTTACTATTATTCATTGATCCCGCAACTCTCGATCAAACACTGGGATCTGTTGAAGTTGGTAGAATTATTACACAAATTGGTGGAAATGCCCGAGGAGAAATTGCTAAGGTTATTACCGATAGCAATGGTCTTCCTACAAGAATTTACATAAGAGAAGTTCAATCTACTTTTGCATCTGGAGATAAAATTCTTGGTTCTAATGGATTTAGTTTCACACTTCAAAGTGCTCCCATTACATTCCCCACAGGTATTTTCTATATTGACTTTGGTCCAGAAGCACATGAGTTTGGTGCTTTTACACCAGGAACTTATTACATGGCACCAGAAAATATTCTGGTCCAAAAAAATTACTTAATTATTTGGAATCAATCGGATAGTAGTAATCAAGGCCATCCGATGCGTTTTAGTACGACTCCAGATGGTCCTCTAAATCAATCTTCACCTGGCACAATTTTATACACCAGTAGCGGATCGTCTTCAGCACCAGCTGCGGATTATGAAAATGAGTATCAGGCTTTATTCTTAATGAATGAAGATGAGAATAATAGAATCTATTATTATTGCGGCAACCATAATTATATGTCTGGTTATGCTGGTGATGAAGGTTATATGATTCTTGACACCTCACCAGAAGAGGAAGAAGATGAAGTAAACATGAACACTTACTACATCGAAGATTTTTATCAACCTGGTGATACATCAACCATTGATCGTAGTAGACATGTAGATGGACACTCAAAAGTTATTGGTATGTCCTTTGATGGATATCCCATTTATGGTCCATGGGGATATAATTCTAGCGGTGCTGTAGCAAGAGAAGTTTCTTCATACAGATTAAGAACTGGTAATGAGGTTGCTGGTAATCGCGAAGAAATTGTAACCCCATCAACGGTTACTTATGCAATTACTGTTGCAAATGGTCAGTTTTTAGTAGATGGTTCTGTAGTTCCATTTTTGAATCTAAAAAGAGGTAAAACCTACGTCTTCAATCAAGATGATTCTTCAAATGATGCAAATCATTTGTTCATTTCTACAACTGAAGACGGATGGCATGTAGGTGCTCCTCCTGTTATTGGAGATACGACTTATCTTTATTCTCAACCTCATTTTGCAACTTATTATATTGATGGATCTCAAGTAACGTATACTCAGTATCTTAGTCAATTTACTACTGCATCTCAACGGGAGATGAGATTCTTTGTACCTGTAGATGCTCCAAACAATCTATATACGTTTGCATATTCTACTTCTGGATTAGGATTCAGACTTACTCAAGATGGATATGTTCTTGGTGATTTTGTTGAGGATTATGTATATGATTCATCTGTTGGTACTTTAGATGAATTTAATGGCAAATTTGCCGTTACTCCTGAGTATCCCAACGGAACATATGCTTACTTCATGACCGAAGATAGCAGTGGTAATCCAGCATATCCTTATGCTATTGGTCCAAAATATTATGGTGTTCCTTTATTTGAAGGTGATACAGTTCCTCAAAAACCAGATATTTTCCCAACTAGAGCAGAGGGAGATGTTGCACTAAATCCTGATGGAACCATTGCATACGTTAATGTCACTCAACAGGGTGATAATTATTTTGGTCCTACCACTGCGAGAATTTTAGGTGGTGAAGGAAGTGGAGCACTTGTTAATCCAGTTGTTCAAACAGTTACTGGTCTAACACTTTTAAACCCAGGACAAGGTTATACAGTTGCACCTAACCTACAATTCACTGGTGGCGGTGGTCAAGATGCTGAAGGTGCTGCAGAAGTAAGTCCTACTGGTAAAGTTACTAGTATCAGTATTAACGATCCTGGTGAGTTCTACCAAGAACCTCCTTACATTTTAATTACTGGTGGCGGTGGATCTGGTGCAAGAGCAACAGCGGAAGTAAATCAAGGACAGATTTCTGCAATCAATATTACTGATCAGGGTGCTGGTTATACATCTAGTCCTCAAGTTATTTTTACAAAACTTGTAAATTTAAAAAGAAAGACTCAAGCAAGACAATCTTTGAACTCAGATATTCGTTATCTGACAGGTCTTGTTAAGAACGTTACTGCTTCTGATACTAATATCTACGTTGATGATACTAGTGCTTTTCCTGGTTCTGGTTCATTTATTATCAATAAAGAGACAGTTTCTTATACCGCAAAAACATCTGGTAAATTTACTGGACTTACAAGAGGAACTAACTTTAATTATGATCAGAGAGTTATTGTTGACAATAGTCAACTTGATGATGATGGAAATTCCACTTACAAATTTAATGTAGGTGATGTTGTAATCCGAAAAGTTGAAAGTGCTTCTAATAAATTAGCACGAGTATATGACTGGAATCCTGCAACTAGGGAACTCCTTGTTACATTTGAAGTTGATGAACTTGCATTTATTGATGCAGGTATTCCCTCTACCGAGGATGCTATTGTCCAGTTTGATGGTGGTGTTTATAGTTCTAGTGCATCCTCACAACTTCCACATGTAGTGCTCACTTCTCAAGGCAATTCGATTACATTACTAACCGAACCTATTACAACTCTGGCAAATAGTGCCTTTGAAGATGATGATGAATTGGATGGTGTTGGTGATGGTATTGCTGATTTGGTTAATACTGGAACTCAATATGAGGGTCAAATTAGTTTGGATGGTGGTATTATTCTTGGTGAACCTGGCGAAACTGGTAGAGACTCTAAATTTGGTATTGAAGAAACTGTTGGTGGTCAAAACACTACATTATTCCAAAATGGAGACCAAATCAAAGATGCTTCTATTCCATTCAAATTCTCCACAATTACAACTGCTGGAGGTTTGAGTGAAGGTGTTGAGCATATTGGTTTAATAACTCTTCAGTTGGATGCTGATAATGCTAATGGTGGAAACTTTAGTGTTAATGAAGTTATTACTGGTCAAGTTTCAGGAGTACAGGCAACTGTAGTTTCCTGGGATCCAAGTACATCAAAACTAACTATCAAAGATACAGTACCCTTCAACACTGGTGATTCCAACAAAGGTGAGAATGGATTCTTGTATGAATTCTCACACAATTCTACAGTTGTTGATATCATTGTTCAAAATCCTGGAACAAACTACACATTGACACCTAATGTTGCAATTGAAAACATTGGTGATATTGAGGCAACTGGAACAGCAGTTCTTACTGGCGCTGGTGACCAAGTTGCTTCAGTAACTATAACTAACGGCGGATATGGCATAAAACAATCTGTTGATAGTGGATATAACTTACATCCCACAATAACATTCTCCGCAGCAAGTGGCGACACTACTGGTAGTGGTGCCGCAGCGTATGCTATTTTGGGTGGTGAAGACATTTTGGGAACGGGTGGATCTAGATATAGAATTAAAGGAATCGATTATCAGACAATCATTCGTTCGTAACCTTCATAAATAAACAAGAGGACAATAATCCCATAGGAAATGGCAGCTCTATTAACTGATCAATTTAGAATTTTTTCTGCGAAGAAATTCATCAAAGCACTTGAGGGTCCTGATGCTACTCAGAGCGATACCGCTGCTGGTGCGTCTAGAGATCGTTTATATTTGTTTATCGGCAGACCTCAGACGTGGGATAATGAAAATGCTCCCCCTCAGGCGGTTGACTCTTTTTCGGAATTTGCAGATTCTTACGATGATATGATCTCTCTTAAGAGAGTTCTTGCAGCAGATACCGTACAAGTTGTTCGTCGTATTGACTGGGTTTCTCCAGAACAGACCACTGGTGGTCTGGGTTTTACTTACGATATGTATCGTCACGATTATTCTCCAAGTAAAACTGCTGCCTCTGGTGCTACCAAACTTTATGACTCTGATTTTTACGTTGTAAATTCTCAGTATCAAGTATACAAGTGTATCTACAACGGAACATCACCCTCTGATCCTAATGGTAAACCTTCTACAGTTGAGCCTACTGGTACTTCCACTAGCATCATTACAACTGGTGACTCTTATCGTTGGAAGTACATGTATACCATTCCCGTTGCTTCCGTCCTTAAGTTCTTCAGTAATGAATACATGCCAGTCTTTACCAATGATGCGGTGAGGACTAACGCTGTTACTGGTGAAATTGATACAGTTGTCATTAACTCAGCAGGAACAGGTTACAACAACGGAACTTATGATAACGTTGCTATTAATGGTGACGGAACTGGTGGTCGTGTTTCCATTGTTGTTGATGGTGGTAAACTTCTGTCTGCTACTGTTACATCTGGTGGTACTGGTTATACCTTCGGTAAAATCAGTGTTGACTCAATTACAGGTATTGGTACAGGAACAGGTGGACAAGTTGATGTTATCATTCCTCCTCCTGGTGGTCATGGAAGCGACTCTGTTGTCGAACTTGGTGCTTTCCGAGTCATGATCAACGCAAAACTTTCATATAATGAAGGTGCTGGTGACTTCCCTATCGATAACGATTATCGTCGTATTGGTTTGATCACTAATCCCTTAAAATTTGGTACTGAAGAATTAATCTCTGACCTTACAGTTTCTGCTGCAAAGGCAGCGATCTTCGCTCCTACCTTCCAAGGTAACTACGTTCCTGACGAAATTGTCACTCAAACTAGAGTTGTTGGCGGTCAATCTGTTACTGCTCGTGGTCGAGTAGTTTCTTGGAACGCTACAACGAAAGTTCTGAAGTATTATCAGAACTCTGTCGATGGTATCTTCCCTGAAGTTACTGGTACACAGAATGAGTTTGATGGTTCTAACGTTATTAGTGGTGCCACTTCTGGTGCTGCTGGACAACCTGATGTTGCTTTTCCACAGGTTCCCAATGCATCCTCCAGAACCATTAATGGTACTGAGTATGATCTCGGCATGAAATTTAATACTGGATATGCAAAACCCGAGATTAAATCAAACAGCGGTGACGTTGTTTATATAGATAATAGAAGAGCAATTAGTCGTGCAAACGACCAAGTAGAAGATATTAAAATCGTAATCGAGTTCTAATGGCACAAAACACAAATTTAAACGTCACACCTTATTACGACGATTTCGATAAAGCGAAGAACTTTTATCGAGTGCTGTTCCGTCCTGGTTTCCCAATTCAGGCACGGGAACTTACTACCATGCAATCTGTATTGCAAAATCAGATTGAGAGTGTAGGTTCTCACCTGTTTAAGGATGGTTCGATGGTCATCCCTGGACAAGTTGGTTACGATCTGAATGTCGATGCAATTATGCTTCAGGAATCTTTCCTGGGAGCACAGGTTGAAACATATCGTACTCAATTAGATGGTAAGATTATTGAAGGTCTGACCACAGGTGTTAAGGCAAAGGTTCTTTATAGTATCTCCGATACAAATTCTACTAAAGGATATATTACTCTTTATGTAAAATACCTTTCCTCTGGTACAGATACTACTGCCGATACTGAAGAAGCAGCATCTATTAAGACATTTGCTAATAACGAGCAGTTAGTTACTGATAGTGAAATTACTTTTGGATCTACTCTGATTGAAGTTGGATCTCCTTTTGCACAACTGCTTCCTACTGATGCACTTCAGCAAGGATCTGTCGCATATGTTCAGGAAGGTGTATACTTCATTCGTGGATTCTTTGTAGACGTACCATATCAATATATTCTCCTTGATCAATATGGAAGTGACCCCAAATACAGAATTGGTCTCGAAATCCTTGAGTCGATTGTCACCCCAGAAGATGACTTATCACTCAATGATAACGCTGCAGGCACATCTAATTATGCTGCTCCTGGTTCTCACCGATTCAGAATCACCACAAACTTAGTTAAAAAGGCACTCGATGATGATGCCGATAAAGATTTTATTGAACTTCTTCGCATTAATGGCGAAAAAGTAGAACAACTAGTTGATCGTAGCGCGTATGATGAACTAGAAAGAACTATGGCACTTCGTACATACGAAGAGTCTGGTGATTATACTGTACAAGATTTTGATATTGCACTAAAAGAACACCTTGATGATGGTTTCAATGATGGTGTCTATACTGCAAATGAAGTTAGTGATGATGGTAATGTTGCTAGTGATGACAGATATTGCGTAGAATTTGGTCCTGGTACAGCATACGTTAAGGGTTATAGAGTATCTACTCTGTCTGCAACCTTTGTTGATGTAATGAAACCAAGGACAACTCTGTCCAAAGAGAATGCAATTATTACATTCAGTCTTGGTAATTACACTGAAGTTAAGAATGTTTATGGATTCCCAAATGTAACTGGTGATTCTGTATCAAATTCATATCAAGTTATTGATTTACATGATACGTTTACATCATCTCCTGGTTCTTCATCAGGTGCTAAGATTGGTGTATCTCGTGTTGCTAGTTTAGAACATAGGGAAGATCCTGATAATACATTTGGCAATACTGACGATAAGTATCGGGTTCATCTGTTTGATATTCAGATGTTTACTCGAATTCAGTTAAGCACTGCACAAAGTATTACTGAAGGTTCTTTAGTTGTTGGTTCTACCAGTGGTGCCAGAGGATATATTGTTGATACTATTAGTAGTGCAACGCACCTTAATCTTCATCAGGTTGAGGGTACTTTCCTCAAGAGTGAGATGGTTACTGTTGATGGACGTGATAAGGATACTATTGCACAGGTATATGAATATCAATATAGTGATGTAAGACAATTTGTTGCTAGAGATGAAGGCAACTCTGCGGTAGAATTTACTGCTGATTTAGAACTGGCAGACTTTAAAGAGATTGTTGGTAGTAGTTTCACATATGATGCAACTGGTGGTTCTGAAAATATTGTTGGTCTCAACTCTAATTTTGCATCAGATCTTCGTGCTGGAGATAGAATTTTCTTCAGTGCCACAAAATATGTTGATGTTGACCTGGTAAATAATGCTGCTCTGAGTTCTGGTAATCCTTCTACTATCTTTAACTTTAGTAATCAGACAGTTAACGTAACTCCTGGTCCTGGTGGTGCTGCACCTTCTGCTGGTGACTACACATCTTTAGTTAGATATAGAGCAAGATTGGAAAATCAGGAGGATGCAAATCTCCTGACTAAGATGCCTAAACCTTATATTGCATCTATTAAGGATGAATCTGCTGTTATTAGAAGAACATTTGATGCTCAAACTGTAACTACAGGAACTCTGTCAATTACACTTCCTGAGAATGAGCAATTTAACTTTAATAATGATGAAATTAGTGATAGAAATCTAACCATTACAGTTACTGGTGTTGGAAGCAGTCCTGCTGTTGCTGATGGTGGAAAGGTTGAGATTAAAACTGGTTCTTCAAACTCTGCAGCTGCAGGTTATTGCACAGTTTCTGCAGATCAACAAACTCTTACTATTGCAAACCTTACAGATATTACTGAAGTTCAACTGACAGCATCTATTTCTAAAAATGTTGCTGTTAAGAAAACGAAATCTCTTCAGAAGATGTTTATCTTCAAGGTTAATAAAACCACTCAAGATAATGAGAAGCAGTTGTATGGTTTAACCAATTCTCATATCTATGGTAATAGAATTGAAGATAGAGATATTTCTTTAGGTCTGGTTGATGCACAGACAGTACATGCTGTATACGAATCGCTAGATGATAATGATCCAGTTCTTCCTTCGGTTACTTTAGTTGAATCGGTCTTCTTTGATACTGGTACTATTGTTACAGGTGCTACATCTGGTGCAACGGGTAGAGTTATTGACTTTAACTCCAGCACTTTGAAACTCAGTATTGTAGTCTTGGATGGAACATTCCAAGGTGGTGAAAATGTAACTGGTTTTGATAGCACTGGTGCTAGTATTACTGGAATCATTAATGATGCTGCTGGTTCTGTTGTTGAAGGTTCTAAAAATATCAGTGATCGTTATGAACTTGACAGAGGTCAAACCGATTACATGTATGCTACATCTAAAATTGTAAGAAGAAAAGGTGTTGCTGTTCCCATCAGAAAGGTGATGGTAGTTTTAGACTACTTCACTCATGCTTCCACTGGTGATTATTTTGCTGGTCAATCTTATACTGGTGTTTCTTATAAGGACATTCCATTCCACAATGGTCAATTCTTACCAGATTTCTTAGACTTCCGTCCTGGTATTGCCAATTTGTATAGCGGTGCTGGTACTGTTATTACACCAGCGTTCCTGGCATGTTCTACATTTGACTTTAAATCTAGACAATTTACTGCAGTTTCTGGTAAGAACCCCACCATCTTTGATATTCTGAAAGTTAATGCAAACTTCAGGTGTGATTTCTCTTGGTATATTGGTAGAATTGATAAAGTATATCTGGACCAAGATGGTGAATTTGAGATTGTTACTGGTAAACCTGCAGAAGAACCTGAGGAACCAGATGATCTTGAAACTGGCATGTTGTTGGCAACGCTAACTTATGCTCCATATGGATTTGATCCTGATGAAGATGTAGAGATTGAAAGATCTGATAATAAGCGTTTCACCATGCGTGACATTGGTGGACTTGAAAAACGTATTGATCAGATTGAGTATTACACATCTCTCAATATGCTGGAGTCTGACACTATCTCCACTGAGATTTTAGATGGTGATGGTAATAATAGATTGAAAAATGGTTTTATTGTTGATGACTTTACTGATCATGGCAAGTCTGATACTGAAAACGAAGACTTTAATGCTTCTTTAGATTTTGAGGAAGGTATCTGTCGTGCGTCACACTATACTAATAATGTTCCTCTGGAAATTAATGATACTCTGACTACGAATATTGATTATCTTGTTCCTGTTGCTGATGATGCTGATGGTGCTGATCAGGATGAAAAACCTTTGGCGCTTCTGCCATATACAGAAGATCTTTTAATTCAGCAACCCTATGCGTCTAGAGTTGAAAACGTCAATCCATTCAACGTCTTTGCATTTATTGGTAATCTTGTTTTGCTTCCTGCAGCAGATGATTGGGTAGATACCAGGCGTTTACCAACTAGAGTTACTAGAATTGAAGGTAACTTCCAAGCAACCAGAAGAAGACTGAGAGTTAATAGACGAGGATTTGCACCTATTCAATGGCGTTCTTGGAGAACTACATGGAGAGGTAATAGAGTTATCTCTAGAAGAACCTTCCGTTCTGGTCGTCGTTCTAGTTGGGGTAGAGGTCGTGCTGTTGATCGGGTAACGAGAATCAGGACAACTACTCGTCAACGCAGAACTGGTATTAGAACCAGAGTTGTTCCAAGGATTGATCGTCGGAGTCTTGGTGATAGCGTGGTGTCACAGACATCAATTAATTGGATGAGATCTAGAAACATTAGAATTACTGCTTCTAGAATGAAACCAAATACTAAGTTCTATATTTTCTTTGACAAAAAGAAAATTACTAAGTATGTAACTCCTAAGATCATTGAAGTTATTAAGAATCCTTCTACAGATTCTAGAACTAATGATATTCCATTCCAACCTGGTGAAACAATTCGAGGTGCTAAAAGTAAGTGTCGTTTCCAATGTTTGAGACCTAATAACTGGTATAAGTCTCACTATAATGGTGTTGCATACAACCCTTATGATGATAGTGAACTGGGATCATCTTATTCTGCAAATACAAACATTGTTAACCATAACGTTGCGGCTCTTGCAAGACGCAATAAGAGGAACGCTAGATATCGTGGTAATATGCAGGTCGGAGAAGTTCTGATCGGTATGACCTCTGGCGCAAGAGCAGTTGTGCAACGTCGTAGACATATGACTGACCGAAATGGTTGGTATAGAGGCAACTTCTTTATTCCACCTCCAATTAAGAATGTCAATCCACGTTGGAGAACTGGTACTAGAACTCTGAGAATGACTTCTCAGTCTGATGATACTAGGATCCCAGGAGCAGTTGCATCTGCTGGTGAAGTTGAATTTACCTCATCTGGAACTCTGCGTAGGATTCGTAGAAACGTCGTCGCGATCAGAAATGCTGATATCGTCAGAGATACAGTTACTCAACGTAGAACAGTTCGTTCTACAAGAACTGAAAGAAGACAGGTTGGTTGGTGGGACCCTCTCGCACAATCCTTCTTGATTGATCTTAAGGGTGGTTGTTTTGTTACTAGTGTTGATATTTTCTTCTTCAAGAAAGATAGTAGTATTCCTATCAACATGCAGATCAGAACTATGGAAAATGGTTATCCAACTACAACTATTCTTCCTTTTGCTGACGTAACAGTTAACCCTAATGATGTAAATCTTTCTGATACTGGTGCTGTTGCAACTAGATTTACATTCCCTGCTCCTGTTTATATTCCTCAGTCTCAAGAACACTGCTTCTGTTTGTTCGCAGACTCGAATGAATATCAAGTATGGATCTCTAGAATGGGTGAGCAAACTATTGAAGGTGATAGAACAATCTCCGAGCAACCTTATGCTGGTGTTCTGTTTAAATCACAGAACGCATCTACCTGGACTGCTGACCAATATGAAGATCTTAAGTTCAATCTTTATAGAGCAAAGTTTGACCCATCGGTCACTGGTACACTGATCTTGAATAATAGTGATCTTGATATTGGTAATGATGGTATCGTTGATCTTGAACAGGATGCTGTTGAGACTTTATCTCCTAAGTTGGATCTGACAATGAATTCCAATTCATTGCCATTTACTTTAGGTGCTAGAATCTATCAAAAGACTTCTAATGCTGAAGCAACTATTGATAAGATCACAACAGGTACAAATCTGGTTCTGAAGGTTAAAGATATTTCTGGTGTATTTGATACCACTAATACTATTGTATCTTCTGCAACTACTGCAACAATTACTCTTTCTGGCGCTCCCTCTGGTGGTACTGGTGGATTTACTATTCCCGCAGGATCTAGTCCTGGAGAAACAATTACTGGTGCGTCTAGTGATGGATCTCCTACAGCAGAAGTTGTTACTTGGAATAGTTCAAATAATACTCTAACGGTACGTTATGTGTCGGGAACATTTAGTAATGGCACTACCATTACTGGTGGAACTTCTGGTACGTCTGGAACTCTTGCATCCTCCACTGCATTTGTTCCCGCTGGTGACAGAGTTGAGTCTAGTGTAATTCAAGCAGCAACTGTTTCTGTAACTCCTACTATTGCAGCATCTCAGAAGAGAATTCGTGTATATCATAGTAACCATTGTATGCATGATGTTGATAACAATGTCGTCATCGATGGTGTAATCTCTGAAGTCAGTAATACATATCTGACTGCATCGATCTCTGCATCTGATACTTCTCTGGTTGTAAACGATGCATTAGCGTTCCACAAAATTATTAATGGTCTTGCAATTAGTAATACTAATACAGGATTCATCAAAATTGAAGATGAGATCATGTCTTATGAAGCAATCAGTAGCGATGGTAAGACTATTACAGTAACTCAAAGGGGACTGGATGGAACTACTGCTGCCGCTCACGCAAGTGAAGCAGTGGTTGAATGTTATAACCTTGATGGTGTTCCTCTGACAACCATCAACAAAACACATACCTCTGTCTTGAGTCCTACTTTGGATACTTATGAACTTCTGACTAATTATGTTGCAAGTAATGGTATCTTGGGTGGTGGTGCAGATATTACAGCATCTCAGAACGTTCAGTTTGAGATTATCACTCCTGCTATCCAGACTATGTTACTGCCTAAGACAAAGATTACGGCAAGAGCAAATACAGTTTCTGGTACATCCATCAATGATGGTGTAACTATGAATCAGAATTCGTTCGTCAACGATGGAACGTTTGTTGATATTGATCTTTCAGAAGATAATTATTTCAACAGACCTCAGATGATCTGTTCTGATGTTAATGAAGATGGTGAACTCGCAGGTGCTAAATCATTCCGATTGGATCTGACTTTGACCACAAAGACTGATAACTTGTCTCCTGTAGTTGATACTGATAGATTCTCAATGTCAACTACAAGTAACCGAATCAATGTTCCAGCATCTAGTGATAGTGCATTATTAGCAGTTGGTGATCAGCATGAAGGATGCTATATCACTAAGGTTGCTACTTTGACTAATCCTTCTGGTGCTATTAAGGTGTACTTTACGGGTTATCGTCCTGTTGACACTGATATTAGAGTGCTATATAGAGTATTACCAGTTGGTTCTACAGATCCTATCGAAACGTTCGGATACACTTATTTCCCCGAACCCGATAACAAACCAGGAACCAGTGACATTGAAGAATATGCTGATTATGAATATGAGATTAGTGGTTTGAATTTCACACAATATCAGATCAAAGTAATCTTTACTTCACCTAATCAAGCATACTCTCCAGTCATCAAAGACATTCGTTGTATTGCATTAGCAGTCTAATTATGAGTGAAAAGTGGATAGTCGATGAAGATCATGATTGGTCCCGAGATTCTAAATCGGGATCAATCGAACTTACTTCTGATACTGAATATGAAAAGTATATGCGTTCTTATAGAGAATCGCAGAAAAAGAAGGAAGAATTCAAGACTTTACAAAACGATGTTTCTGGGTTAAAATCTGAGATGAGTGATATCAAATCACTCTTACTAACGTTAGTCCAAAATCAAGAAAAAACATCATGACAGTTGAAAAGGTATCGCAAGAGGAAATGCTCTCCAATTTCCAAACGCGAATTAAAACTCTTTCTGAAGAGAATCAGACTTATGTAGCAAAGGTTAGGGAGAACGAACAAACTATCCTTAAGTTGCAAGGTGCTATTGAGACCCTCCAATACTATATTAATGGTGGTGAGGAGGAAACCGCTTCCCATCCTCCTGACGAAGAAACTCAAGAATGATAAGTGGGGGCATTAGTCCCCCTTTTTAATGACATAAATAACTTGGAAGCATTATCTCCTATCGGGTTGTCGTAAAAAAATGGCAAATAGAATTCAATTAAGACGTGGTGGCAGCGCAGAGTGGACCAACTCTAACCCCGTACTTGCTCAGGGCGAAATCGGTCTGGAACTTAACACTGGTCGTTTCAAAATCGGTGATGGTGTTTCCAACTGGAGTAATCTGAGATATTCCAGACCTGTCGAATCTACCACTGCAACTGCAAACTCACTGGTTCAGCGTGATGCTGATGGTAATTTTGCTGCTGGTACAATTACTGCAAACCTGATTGGTAATGCTTCCACCGCTCAGAGAATTGCTACCACCCGTCAAATTCAATTATCTGGTGATCTTGTCGCTACTGGAACTTTTGATGGTAGTTCCAACCTGAATCTCAATTCTACACTAGAGATTCTGAATACCTTACCTCACTATGATGCAGGTAATGCTAATGCTACTGGTACATATACTAAAGTTACAGTAGACTCTAAAGGTAGAGTTGTTAATGCAACTACACCATCAACTCTTGCAGATTATAACCTTAATGGTACTGTAGAAGGTTCTTCTGCTCAACCATATGACCTTGATTTGGTTGCAATTGCTGGACATACTGGTACTGGTTTGTATGCCAAGACATCTACTGGTAATGTAGCAACTAGAACTATTCAAGGTACTTCTACTAGAATTCAAATTAATAATGGTTCTGGTGTTGCTGGTGATCCTACTATCGATATGATCACAACTGCTGTTCAAGCAGGTAACTATAATACTGAATCCCTGACATCTGTATCTGGTGCAGGTAGTAACAGCGAACCTTTTGGTACAGAAACTGTAAACGCTACGAAATTTACGGTTGATGCATATGGTAGATTAACCAGTGCAACAAATGTGCCTATCGCTACTGCTACTGAGGGTAGCAAGTATCCTAACTATGATGCAGGGACTGCTTACTCTAGATATGCAATCATTCAGAATGCATCAAAAGTATACCAAGCAATTGCGGACATTAGTGCTGGTGCTGGTGCTCCTACTCATTCCAGTGGTGATACTGGATCATGGCGTTACCTCGCGGCTGAAGCAACGGAACAGAAGGGACTGGCTTCCTTTGCACAGGAAGATTTCGATGTTGACAGCAACGGGCACGTCACCATCGCTGCATTAGGCGTAGATAACACACAATTACAAAATAATCGTATTGGTTTCGCTGACGGTAATACCGTAGAGAATTTTGAACTTGATCAAGAACTAACTGCAACTACTGGTTACAGAGGTTTCAACTATCTTAATTATGTTAAAGTTAATGATACTAGTGGCAACTTACTGTTTGGCGCTAATAATACAGGGGATAGTGGCGCTGGTGAGATTGATGTCAATGTCCGTTCCTATTTTTCTGATCCTGATATTACTCTTGATGGAGCAACTGC